CATTGGTGAATTACTAGAGTAATATCTAATCTGTAAGATCCAAATATAAGAGAAACATATAACATGCCAATTTTGATTGACTTTAACCAAGTGATGCTAGCGTCTCTATTTGCTGGCATCGGCAACCACCATAACATTGACGTAGACGAGAATCTGCTTCGTCACATGTTCCTAAACTCACTGCGCTATAATCGAAAAAAGTTTCACCAAGAGTTTGGTGAAATCGTAATCTGCGCCGACGGCAAGAATTCATGGCGTCGAGAAATCTTTCCTTACTACAAAGCTGCGCGTCGCAAGTCTCGTGAAGAGTCTGAACTCGATTGGAACGAGCTGTTTCGTATCATCAATACGATCCGTGCAGAGATCAAAGATCACTTTCCCTACAAAGTAATTCATATCGACCATTGTGAAGCCGATGATATCATCGGAGCTGTCGTACATGAGTTTGGGACAGAACTAAATATCGGTAACGATCAATTCCTTATTCTTTCTGGTGATAAGGACTATATCCAACTTCACAAGTATGCAAACGTAAAGCAGTACGATCCTGTTCGTAAGAAGTGGGTTCAAAACTCGGATCCTGATAAATACCTCATGGAACATATTCTAAAAGGTGACGGGGGAGATGGTGTGCCAAACATTCTCTCTGCTGATAACTGTCTTGCTATTGGCGAACGTCAAAAGATGATGACTGCAAAGCGCCTTGCTGACCTTTTAAAGGGTCCGCAGAGTATGGATGAAGCGACTCTTAGAAACTACCATCGCAATAAGATGATGATTGATCTAGGAGAAATCCCTGAGAACTATAAGACTAAGATACTAGAAGAATACAGCAAAGAAAAAGACGTTGGAAGATCGCAACTGTTTAACTATTTTGTTGAAAAGAAACTCAAAAACCTCATCACTGACCTACAGGATTTTTAATGATACTCTCACTATCCGAAATCGTAAACAAAGCAGCCGAGCTTAAAACGGTTCAAGAAAAGATTGACTGGCTGCGAAAGAATGACTCTCAGCCGCTCAGAACAGTTCTTAAGTTTACTTACGATAAGAGCGTAAAGTTTCTTATTCCAAATACTCCGCCGCCGTGGAAAAAGAATAGCTACATTGGTGTAGAGGGTATGCTGCTAAAAGAAGCTCGTCGTCTTCGTATCTTTGTAGAAGGGGGCGGTTATGATAACCTTAATCAAGTAAAGAGAGAGAACCTCTTTATTAGTCTACTTGAGGATATCGACAATAATGATGCTGAGCTACTCTGCAAGATGATTGCTCAGAAACCACTCGCGGGTCTTGCTCGCGATGTTATCGTACAAGCGTTCCCAGGTCTTATCGAAGGAGTAAAAGAGGAACAAAATGGCTAAGTCGTTTAAGAAATTTCGTGAAGAATGGGATGATGAGTGGGAAGATGACGTTAGTGACAAGGATCGAAAACTTCAGAGTAGACGTGACCAGCGTCGCAAGAAGTCCGCTGAAAAATTATCTAGATTTAACGAAAAGGTTGACGATTAATAATATGGAAAAAGTGATCCTCGCAGACGTTGACGGCTGCATGCTTTTGTGGAAGAGTGCGTTTATGAATTGGATGTCGCGCCACGGATATGAACGAAAGAATGAGGAAGACTCAGACATCTACGAGATAGAAGATCTATACGGCATCTCCAAAGAAAGATCCGACGAGATGGTAAACTTCTTTAACGAGAGTATTCATATGGGTCAGCTCCCGCCTCTGCGAGATGCCATTAAGTACATTCGCAAACTCCACGAAGAACATGGCTTTGTATTCCACTGCATCACCGCAGTTGGCACTCATCCGCTCGTTCATAAACTTCGCCAAGAGAACCTAAACAGAGTCTTTGGTGATAGTGTAGTGGAGCGCTTGGTATGCACGGCATCCAGCAAGGATAAAGAACCGATCCTTCGTGAATACAAAGACTCCGGTCTTTTTTGGGTCGAGGACAAGGTCTCGAATGCGATCATGGGAGCTGATCTTGGTCTTAAGCCGATAGTGATTAACCACGACTATAACCTTAAATATGAAGGCGACTTTATTCGAGTAAATAAGTGGAAAGAAATATATGAAATCGTTGTAGATCAAGCCCTGTGATGTAATAAATAACAGTAAGCAGATCATATTATGACTTGGCGGTCTGCTTAGCAAGACCGCCATTTTTTGTTATTAACAGGAGCATAGATGCCGGTATACAGTTTTAGAGACACTGATACGCACGAAGAATTTGAAGCTACAATGCGATACTCTGAGCTTGAAGAGTATCTAAAAGCTAACTCTCATATCAAACAAATATTTACAAGATTTCCGGGAACGGTTGACTCGGTGCGCATCGGCATTCGCAGGCCAGATGATAATTTTCGTGATGTGTTAAAAAAAGCAAAAATTCATAAACATAACACAATTAATGATTTTTAGGAGTATGCTATTCTCCTAAGAAGTCATAAGGAGGTTTCATGGCGATAAAACAGCGTAGACTATCCAGAAGAGAGAAGCTTAGACAAGAGAGAGAAGTGGACCATATGGTCGGCATACTGAACCAAAAGTTCTCAATGCGTCAGATCAAACCACTAACACCAGCTCAATCTGACCTATTTCAATCTTATAAAGAAGGGTATAATCTCGCGGCCATCGGAACAGCAGGTACAGGTAAGACTATGTGCGCAACATATCTTGCTCTACAAGACGTGTTAGAGAAAGGAGAGTACGAGAGAATCGTCATTATAAGATCTGCAGTTCAGACGCGCGAACAGGGATTTGTTCCAGGCACTCTACAACAGAAAGAGGCCATATTCGAAGCACCATATGTTGACATAGTAAACGATCTATTCGAAAGAGGAGATGCTTATCAAATACTTAAGACAAAGAGTATGATTAGGTTTACAACTTCTTCGAATATAAGAGGTCTTACATTTGATAATTCTGTCATCATCGTTGACGAATGTCAGTCTATGACGTATCACGAGCTCGATACTATCATTACACGCGTGGGAGAATCTTCAAAGATTATATTCTGCGGAGACACAGCTCAAGACGATCTAAAGCAGTCTAAGAACAGGGCTGATATATCCGGTCTTTCAACGTTTCTAAAAGTGCTAGACAGCATAGAGTCCTTTAACACAGTTAGATTTGGAATCGAAGACATAGTTCGCTCAGGACTTGTAAAAGAATACATAATCGCAAAAGAGCGATTTTTAGAAGCAGCCTAACTTATAAGCGAGTACCTCTTTTCTTTATAAATATAATTAAAAGAAAGATGCATACCTTTTCTTTATAAATATATCTAAAAGGGGTACTCGTGTTATGAGCGCAGGAAAAGGAATAGTAAGAGATAGGACAGACCGACACTACGGTCATGCGTCTCCTACTCCTAACCCAAAGCACAAAACTCCATACGTATCTAGCCTTCAAGACAAAGTATTTGTTGAAGGAAGAAAGGCTATTGTGCAAGGTGATGAGACTGCCTGTGGAGATCCGGCCGTTGGTTGTTCTTCCAAAGTTTTCATAAAAGGAATAGGCGTCCACAGAAGATTAGATAGCACCGGCGGCCATGGAAGCTGGGTGCCAAACGCAGCTCAAACCGGATCTTCTAAAGTTTTAGCTGGGTGATAAACATTGAGCACTAAACCAAATTATAGACAGCTACTAGCTCAGATAGCAGCGGAAACAGATCCTGTTGAAAAGCAGCGTCTTATTAATCTTTGTTATCAGTTTGTTTTCGATGATATTACTGAAGAGGAAAATGAACTCTTTGCGTATACGAAAGACAATTACGTAGTGCCAAACCCAGGAGATTCTGCGAATGGCGAGTTTGTTGCCTATGTTGGGTTGTACTACAGCGACGATGGTGAAACTACATGACAGTTTTAACTTTACGCCGCGATAAAGGATTTGCTCTTACGTTTGACGAGATGGACGACAACTTTGCTCTGCTGTCAGGTCAGATAGAAGATGCTGCTGGAACTACAGTTTCTGACGTTGAACCTGTTGATCCACAGACTGGTGATATGTGGTTTAATACTTCACCAGTTTTTGGCACAGGAACGCTATTACTTTGGGTCGGCACCGCATGGATCCAAGTGATTGGTTGATATATGATGTATGTATATTTTATAACACGTGAAGAAGACAGCCAAATTGTTGAAGTCTTCATACACGACCCAGAAGGAACATCATAATGTCATTTCCTGCATCACCATCTGATGGAGATACTCACGTTATCGGCGGGTCCACGTTTATTTACAACGCTGGGACCAATATCTGGCTAAGACTTAATCCTGGAACGAATGGGCAAGGCACCCAGGGTATTCAGGGCTATCAGGGTGTTCAAGGCGTTCAAGGTATACAAGGAACTCAAGGTATTCAGGGTATCCAAGGTATTCAGGGTATCCAAGGTATCCAAGGTGTCCAAGGTGAGCAAGGTATCCAAGGAATTGACGGCCGCGGAGAAGTTGGCTTTCAGGGTTTACAAGGTATAATGGGTGAACAGGGTGTTCAGGGTACTACTGGAGAGCAAGGTGTTCAGGGTATCCAAGGTGAACAGGGCGTTCAGGGTGTTACTGGTGAACAGGGCGTTCAGGGTACTGGAGATCAAGGTATCCAAGGTATCCGTGGTTTCCAAGGTATTCAAGGCTTCCAAGGAATGCAGGGTATCCAAGGTGAGCAGGGTGTTCAGGGTGTTCAAGGCGTTCAGGGTCTTCAGGGTGATCAAGGCGTCCAGGGTATGCAAGGTATCCAGGGTTTTCAGGGATTTCAAGGACTGCAAGGTTTCCAAGGTATTCAAGGCACCGGCGGTTTAGGTGTTCAGGGTCTTCAAGGTAACACGGGCGAGCAAGGTACACAGGGTACTGCAGGGTTTGTTGGTGGTCAAGGTATCCAGGGTGTACAAGGCGAGCAGGGTATCCAAGGTGAGCAAGGTATTCAGGGTATCCAGGGTATTCAAGGTGAGCAGGGTACTCAAGGATTCCAAGGTTTCCAAGGTATTCAAGGCGAACAGGGTATACAAGGTATCCAAGGTACTGCAAATCAAGGTGTCCAAGGTATCACCGGCCAGCAGGGCGTTCAAGGTTTCCAAGGTACTCAAGGATCGCAAGGTTTCCAAGGTACTCAAGGAGTTCAAGGAATTACTGGCAATCAAGGTTTCCAAGGTTTCCAAGGCATTCAAGGAAATTTTGGTCCAGCTCTCAAAATCATTGGCTCCGTAGACGATGTATATGCCACTGGAGATCCCAACGGTTTATTAAATTCTGAATTTCCTTCTGCGGTAATTGGAGATACCGTAATAGATAGCGCAGAACTGGCAGTCCCACCACGCGAGGTTGAGCTTTGGGCATATACCGGTGGCGGAGTTTGGATAAATGTTGGGCCTATCCAAGGTCCACGAGGTTTCCAAGGTATGCAGGGTATTCAAGGTATCCGTGGATTTCAAGGCATTCAGGGCTTTCAAGGGGTTCAAGGTGTACAAGGGAACTTAGGTACTCAAGGTAGCCAAGGTACTCAAGGAGTTCAAGGTCTACAAGGACTGCAGGGTATCCAAGGTACTCAAGGTATTCAAGGTAACCAAGGCGTTGCTGGTAATATAGGTGTACAGGGTATTCAAGGTTTCCAAGGTATTCAGGGCGTTCAGGGCAACCAAGGTGTTCAAGGGGATCAGGGCGTTCAAGGTATCCAGGGTGGAGGCGGACATCAAGGTCTTCAAGGTATTCAGGGCGAACAGGGTGTTCAGGGTATCCAAGGTGGTGAAGGTGGTCAAGGCATCCAGGGTAGTCAAGGTTTACAGGGTATCCAAGGTATCCAAGGGAAGGTTGGCGATCCGTTTAGGATAATAGGATCTATCGAAGACGTAAATGTTAATTTTCCTGCTAGAACTCCAGAAGAAATAATAAGAGAAGCGTTTGGTCCGACGCTCGATGGGCAACCGCCAACTCAAAGACCTGCCATAGCCAGCCCGGACTTGTCGGACGGCGTTATTGACGAAATGCTAAATGAGTTATGGTTATGGAATGGTACGGAATGGATTAACACTGGTGACATAGTAGGTCCTCAAGGTATCCAAGGTATCCAAGGACGCCAAGGTATTCAGGGTATCCAAGGTATTCAAGGTGAACAGGGTATTCAGGGTATTCAAGGTGAACAGGGTATTCAGGGTAACCAAGGTATGCAAGGACCTCAGGGTTTCCAAGGCATTATTGGAAACATGGGTATTCAAGGCAATCAAGGCCGCCAAGGTATTCAAGGAACTTCTATCCAAGGCGTTCAGGGTATTCAAGGCGAGCAGGGTATTCAGGGTATCCAAGGTACAGTTGGAAGTCCATTTAGAATACTCGGTTCTATTCAAGATGTAAATCAAGCGCCAACATTTGATCCGCAAATCATATTAGAATCTGCGTTTCCTGGTGCGACTCCTGGTGAAGCGGTTATCGATGAAGCTACGCTCGATTTGTGGGTGTTCACGCCTGATGCTGGCGGAGAGTGGATAAATGTAGGAAATGTTGTTGGGCCGCAAGGTATCCAAGGCGTGCAAGGAACGCAGGGAACACAAGGCCGACAAGGTATTCAAGGCGAGCAGGGTGTTCAGGGTGTTCAGGGTCGCGTCGGTCCTCAAGGTATTCAAGGTACTGGAAATACCGGATCGCAAGGAACTATTGGAGATCAAGGCATACAAGGTATTCAAGGCCTAAGGGGTCCAGGCCAAGGTGTGCAAGGTGTTCAGGGAGGCTTTGGTACTCAGGGTATTCAAGGAACGCAAGGAACCCAAGGCCGCCAAGGTATTCAGGGCGTTCAGGGACGCCAGGGTATTCAGGGCCGTCAAGGTGTTCAAGGTATCCAAGGTAGCCAGGGCCGTCAAGGTATCCAGGGCATGCAAGGTACTCAAGGTCGCCAAGGTATCCAGGGTATTCAAGGTATTCAAGGCGTACAGGGTATCCAAGGTATCCAGGGTATTCAAGGTATCCAAGGCATTCAGGGTATTCAGGGTCGTCAAGGTATTCAGGGTATTCAAGGTATCCAGGGTCGTCAAGGTATCCAGGGTATTCAAGGAAACCAAGGTGTACAAGGTATTCAAGGAACGCAAGGAACGCAGGGAACACAAGGCAGCCAAGGAGTCCAAGGACGTCAAGGTACTCAAGGTACTACAGGGCGTCAAGGAGTCCAAGGCAGTGTAGGTTTTCAGGGAAGACAAGGAACGACTGGCGCACAAGGCGTACAAGGAAGGCAAGGTTTCCAAGGTATTCGTGGTGAACAAGGTACTCAGGGTATTCTAGGAATCCAAGGTATTCAGGGTCGTCAAGGTATTCAGGGTATTCAGGGTAGACAAGGTATTCAGGGTATCCAAGGTACAGGAGACCAAGGTGTACAGGGTATCCAAGGTATTCAAGGAAGTGTTGGCATTCAAGGAATTACGGGTGCTGGAGAACAGGGTCTTCAAGGACAAGCCGGAACCTCACAGGGTATTCAAGGAGTTCAAGGTAACGCTGGCGCAGGCGGAGGCTCAACACTGCCTATCGGTCAAGAAGGCGAGGTCTTATATAATTCACAGAGCGGCACAAACAACGCGGAATTCGACGATCTTCTTAACATAGAACCAACTATCATCACTAATGTGAGTGAATTACCTACTTACTTTACCGGTCCTCCACCGGTAGTTAGTCAACAAGAAATCTTTAACACTTGGTATAGGTTTTCACATAATTCTTCTCTAGTATATCCAGCTAGTGCTGCAGACGTAGGACCGTCGCAATGGTCTTATGACGCAGGCAACCAAAGAATCCTTGGCTCATTGAATACTGGAACTGCAGCCGGGTTTGTTTCTGAGAAAAGATACTTAACGTATACTCACACGGTTGACCTTTCTAGCTCTGCTGGTGACAATGACACGATTGGTGTAGTGATTGCATTCGCAACCGAAGGAACGTTTGGTCAAGCTGGCTATAGAGAACATACGCTATCAGCAATTAGAACCGGTGGAGGGTCGGGCGCGGCGGTCGGGACTTGGTCGTTAGTTTATAATCTTTTACAATCTGACCAAGTTGTTATTAGTAACGGGTCTTCTTCGGTTCCAGCAACCGGTGGTTGGGCTGCGCTTGGATCTACTAGAGTAGAAATAGTTAGAAGCGGGAATAGCATTACCGCGAAAACATCGGCATTCGGCAGCACAACTCTTCTTAGCGCCTCGGCACTCACAGTTAATCTAACTAGTGCAGCATATTTGGCAAAATTCCAAGGCTCTAAACAGTACGGTTATTTGGTCCATAGTCAGGCATCGTCGTTTTTTACGAACGCGACGTTTGGCGGTGTTTCGGATGACGATGGTCTTGTATATGATGTAGAGACAGGCAGAGTCTACGGCCCATCGTCAACTGCTCCGTATTACCAAGATGTTACGGATGTTGTAAGTCCGTTTAGTGAAATTTCTGAGCCTGGAAGGTTCTATCACAACCCAGATAGCGGGACTACAGTTTGGAGATCTTCATTCGACTCTGAAACATACGTAATTGGAGGTGGTGGATCGGGTTCGCAAGGTATTCAGGGTATTCAAGGTCGTCAAGGTATTCAAGGTATTCAAGGTATTCAAGGTACTTCTGGGGCAGCTGCGAGTGAGGCGAGTCTTAGAATAGATCCAGATTATGACGAACCGACCGATAGAGAAAACGCCTGGGCCGCTTATTCTAGACAGTCTATGCACTTCTTTATAGATGATAACAATACAGAAGCTAGTAATTATTTCGGTTTCTACAATAACACGCGCCCTTATATAGATACTGTTAATAGCACAAATACGATCTTTAGAATAAATGAAGATGGCACTGTGCATACGACTAACACAATTCACGCTAGTGCGAGTGGAATAAGATTCCCTAACGATGCGTTTGGTGGAGGCGGTGATACCGCATCTATGTATCTTACAGCTTCATCCGGTGAAGCCACACAGCTTACACTACAAATGACAAATGACGCAGATGACGAAATCCACTTTAGAGTTCCAAGTATAAATGGTGTAAAGATAAACGATTATACTGTTTATCACACCGGAAATTTACAGGGTGTGCAAGGAATTGCATCGCAAGGTATCCAAGGTATTCAGGGTATCACCGGTCAACAAGGTATTACCGGTGAACAGGGCATCCAAGGCATTTCTGGAAATCAAGGCGTCCAAGGTATTCAGGGTATCACCGGTCAACAAGGTATTACCGGTGAACAGGGCATCCAAGGCATTTCTGGAAATCAAGGCGTCCAAGGTATTCAGGGTACTGGTGGTGCTGGGTCTCAAGGTGTTCAGGGTATTCAGGGTACTGGTGGGGCTGGGTCTCAAGGGGTTCAGGGTATAACTGGCCCGCAAGGTATTCAAGGTACCAGTGGAGGCGAAGGTGGATCTGGCATGGCTGCTAGAACAACAGTGGCCGGAACAACTTCTTCTTTAGCAAGCTTTAGTACTGCAGATCTAAATATTACCGGGTTCAAAGGATATTCTCTAATGGCTATCACCACTAGCGCAGCTGCTTGGGTGAGACTATATGTAAATGGTGCGAGTAGAACAGCAGATGCATCAAGAAATCAATACACAGATCCGGATCCAGATGCTGGAGTTATTGTTGAAGTTGTAACAGGTGGTTCTGAAACTGTTTTAATCTCTCCTGCTGTTTTCGGATATAATTATGAAACGACTCCAACAACTAACATTCCGTGTAAAGTAACATATCAGGGTGAAGGAACGTCAACTGTAACAGTTACACTTTCTCTAGTACAGATAGAGGCATCCTAAATGCTAAAAGAGTGGATAGTTACTCTCTACAATCACGAAGATCTTGAAAGTTTCTACGAAGACATGGAGACTCCTGGGGGAAGTCTTTACATTCCAGATAGGGCTGTTGTTTTAGCAAAAAGAAGACCAATGAGCCGTAACACTCATTATATGCTTACCTTTGAAGAGGCAGAACTGTTGCGTCAAGACGAGAGAGTTTGGGGTGTTGAACTCTTAGAATTGTTGGAGATCTCGACGCGACCATTAGGATATAAAATTACATCAGGTAGCTTTGCTAAAGATTGGGGCGCCGATGCAAACGATATAAATTGGGGTCTTTTAAGACAGTCAGAGTCTATTAGACCATCTTTGATTGACACTACTGATTGGCGTGCAGGGCAAACCGGGAGTATCGTGTATTATAATCAAAACGGTGACACTACTGAAAACGCGAGAGTATCAGCTACAGATCCTTGGGGAAATACGAGTGTTGTTTGGGAAACGCGGGCAAGCGGAAACAATGAGGCCGATGGCGGATGGAATACTAGTTACCTAGCTATCGATAGATCAAAACTTTACAGATTCTCTGTATGGGTTCGGAGAACATCGTCTACCAGTGGCGGAACATTTTATCTTGGTACTAATTCGGATGGTGGTGTATTTTCTACGTCCGACGGAAGTCAAAAAAGTAATCCATATTGGGAATGTTCTAGCACAAGCATTCTAACACAGAATCAATGGTATCTAGTGTGTGGATTTATATACCCATCAAACACAACGCATACAGGAAATCATCCAGATTCCGGTTATTACACACCGGGTAGTACAACAAAAGTAAGAAATATTAGTTATTGCAACATAGTTAGTGATCTAAAATGGGGCCCAACTAGTACAACAGGGCAACATAGATGCTATCATTACTACTGCAACGATAATACCACAAGATTACAATTTGCCGAACCTCGCATTGATTTATGTGATGGAAGCGAGCCTTCAATATATCAATTAGTAAACAACACTGCGAATAGAACAAACTGGGGCGATAACAACACCTCTAATATTTCTTCAGACTTAACTATAACAGCGTCAGGAAGAAACGTTGATGTTGTAATCTTTGACGGACACGTAGATCCGTCTCATCCGGAGTTTGCTGTAAATTCTGATGGCACCGGCGGTTCTAGAATAGTTCAGTACAATTGGTTTCAAAACGATGTTGGTTTCGGCACTGGAACTTATGTGTATACTCCGTATGTTGATCCAAACAGCTCAAACAGAACTTCTCAAAACAATCACGGCGTGCATGTCGCAGGAACCGCAGCTGGTAATACTCAAGGTTGGGCTCGAGATGCAAACATTTATAATATTAGCATCTATTCATCAAATCAAAACTTTGGAACTCTTGGATTAGATTCTACAACATACTGGGATTATGTACGAGCTTGGCATAATAACAAGCCAATTAACACGAATACTGGAAGAAGAAATCCTACGATATCAAATCATAGTTATGGAAGCAGTATTATATGGAACACTGGCAGTTTTGGGCCAGTCACTAGAGTTGTTTATCGCGGTGTAGATTTTAATCCTGGAAGATCTCTTACAGTTGCAGAATTACAAGCACGCGGGTTCTATACTACCGGGACGACTCCAGAAGTTCCGTTTTATTCTACATCACGCGATGCTGATATACAAGATGCAATAAATGATGGAATAATAGTAATAGCTGCTGCAGGAAATGAATATTGGAAAGTTGTAAATAATATTGATCAGGATTACAATAATATATTCTATGCTACGGTCTCAGGTACAAACTTTGTTTTGTATCTAAATCGTGGGACTGGGGCTGCTGGGCAAGGATATGCTCCGGTTATAACAGTAGGCGCAGTAGGAAGCGATTCTGCGGAATACAAAGCAACGTTTAGTAACTGTGGAAACCAAGTTGATATTTTTGCAGCAGGGCGTCAAATACAGAGTAGTACGCATACTGCATATGGAGCTGTGAGCTCATCCGTACTCGATCCTAGAAACTCGAACTACTTCTTAGGCAAGCAGCAAGGTACGAGCATGGCTGCGCCTCAAGTAACTGGCATGATTGCGTGTCTTGCGGAACATTGGCCAAACATAAAACAGCAAGAAGCATCTCGATGGTTAATAGATTTTTCAAATAAAGATCAGATGGGTGACACTGGTGAAGATAGCGCAATGCAAACGCTAAGTCTTCAAGGCGCGCCGAATAGATTCGCTAGATGGTTTAATCAAAGACTAATTGAAGGTGGAATTTTTCCACAAACGAACTTTAGACCTAGGACGGTAAACGGAAGTTTCGTCTACTATGGAAGGAGGCTTTGGCCTCGCCCAAGAATAAGACGGCGCGGCTAAAAAGGTTGACATTTCTTCGGTGTTAATGTATAATAGAACAAACACGAAGGAACTAATATGTTTAATCACGTCAATCATGGTGTAGTGCTTCCAGTCATTACGAGACAGACTACCGAGACTGGAAGGAAGTACTATACTCCTGAAGGTAATGCTTATCCATCCATCACGACAGTTCTATCCGTCATGGACAAAGGCGGTCTTCTAGAGTGGCGTAAAAGAGTTGGCGAAGAAGAAGCGAACCGCATATCGGTTCAAGCGGCGACTCGTGGTACTGCGGTACACAAGTTAGCCGAAGACTATCTAAATAACGAACCGGATTGGCAGAAAGGGCACATGCCTTCGAACCTCTTCTCGTTTGCTCAGATCAAAAAGATACTAGACGAGAGAGTCAACAACGTATGGTTCCAAGAGTCCTTTCTGTATAGCGATCATCTAAAATGCGCAGGACAGGTTGACTGCATCGCTGAGTTTGACGGCGAGCTCTCGATCATAGACTTCAAGACGTCGAGGAAACCAAAGAACGCCGAGTGGATCACTAACTACTTTATTCAGGCTTCGTTCTATGCTGCTGCATTCTTTGAGAGAACTGGTATTCCTATCAAGCAAGGAGTCATCGTCATCATGGTCGACGGAGACGAACCTCAAGTGTTTAAGATCAACACATATGACTATCTAACACATTTCCTTTCAGTTCGAAAAAAGTACAAACAAATTCACGAAAACGGTTGACATTCGTTTAGAATCAGTATATAGGTATACTATAGCGTGAAAGGAAATCGCATGTCTTATACCTACACTCCTACCGATCGCTTTTTCATCGAAAACCCTTATGGACTTCAACTCAATACTGACAACATCCCTCTCAACTCTCAACAGATTCTCGACTACATCTCTACAACTGACAGGGAACAATTTGATATCGAGGGAAATATCATCATCGCGGAATATACAATCGACGGAAAATACAAGTATCCCGTGATCGCATTCCCTCACGACATTTGGACTCCTACTGGAAAAATCAAAAAAGCTTTCAAACAATCTTTGAAACAATTGCCATACACCGATAATGATGTTCCTCATAACCTTTGGGAACTTCCTTTCGACAAAAAATGAAAAAGTGTGCTAAGTCTATTGACATTCGTTTAGAATCAGTATAAACTGTTTATATCAAACGAAAGGATCCACTATGTACATCGCTGAACTTGACATCTCCGCCGAAGCCTCTCAAGAGTCAGTCCATCAGTTCGCAACTGAACACGGTTGCACTGCTGAACTTATTGCTGAGTATGGCCCTGCCGGCGGAAATCCTCTCTATCAATTCTCTTCTGATAGTAAAGATTGTCTTGAGGAACTCGTCTCTCAAGTTCTTGGCGACATTGACCAAGAACATATGTCTGCCACGATCCAGGAGATTTAAAAATGTGGATGGTTGAAGCTAGAACATTTGGTGAAGACGCTCAGTTCTTTCGCTATGGACCGGTCTCTGAAAAAGTGTCTCGCAAGATTCACGGCGATCTGACTAACTCTGGAGAGTGGGCAGTAGTTCGCTCCTGGAGTATTGAAGAAGAACTCGAGCAGAAAGAGTCTGATGCTCGCATTCTTGCTTGGGCAAAAGAAATTGAAGATGGCGTTGGAGAAGGACAGCCTCTATGAAATATCTTGTTATCCTCGTAGCTCTTTCAGCATGCGCAACTGTTGACAGCGAACTCCAAGCTCATTTGGAAGCAGAGAGTGATTTTGCTCGTCATCAGTATCACACTCAGCAAGCTCACGAAAAGCAGTACGATCCTGAATATGTTGATGACTGCTACTACTACGAGGAACTTGTCTGCGAGTTCGAGTAAGACATGACTTTCTTTCAACACAGAGCAATCAACACAAAGGGTAATTATCTCGTCGGAACTACATGGCCGTTTCGCGGCTGTCATGTAGAGATGCACGAAGATGGACTATCCTGTACGTGTAAGAAAAGGTTGACATATAAGTGCAACCATATTATATCTGTAGAATTAGGTATTCTAGGTGTAGGACAAACATATCGCAAATGAATCTATTCGTTCTTAATAAAGACCCAGTAAAAGCTGCGCAACTGCAATGCGATAAGCATGTGGTTAAAATGATTGTGGAATCTGCTCAGATGCTTTCCACTGCCCATAGAATGCTCGATGGCACTCTAGAGAGGAGAGCCTCAAAGTCAGGTAAGACCACCGTTAAATACTGGACAATGCCAGACGAGCGCGAAAACATCTTCTACAAAGCGGTGCATATGAACCATCCTTGTACCGTATGGACTACGAAGTCAAACAACAACTATACGTGGCATTGGGTACACTTCGCTGCTCTCTGTGACGAGTATAAATATCGTTATGGTAAAGTTCACGGCACCGATAAACTCCTAAGAGAAGCGCTCTACAGTCTTCCAAAAAACATTCCTATCGGTTATCTAACACAGCAGCCACTCGCTATGAAGGCTAACCCAGAGTGTATGGATCCAAACGACGTAGTGGGATCTTATCGTAAGTTTTATCAGACAAAGCAACATCGTTTTAAGATGGTGTGGACAAAACGCGATATCCCAGAATGGTTTGAGGTAACTACTTAATGGAAACATTTTTACACGACTTTAGAGATGGAAACGGCCCTGTTCCATCTCATCATCATAAGAACGGCGGAGGCATAGTTGCGAATACCGCGACGGTGTCAGACGATAGTATAGTAGATCCTCAAGCAGAAGTTGGCGGAAATGCTATGGTTATGAATGGTTCTAAGATACTCAATCGCGTAAGAGTTTACGGAAATGCGTACATATCTGATGGCGTTACTCTTGAGGATGACGTTGAAGTATATGGAAAGGCTGAAGTAAGGTATGGAATCGTCATCTTTGAAAAGGCGAAGGTTTCGGTTCCTCCAAAGGTCGTTCTAGGCTTCGATCATAAGGTGATTATTACCGACGAACATATCACTATGGGCTGTCACATGTTTGATAAGGAACAGTGGAAGCGAGCAGCACCGATCATTCGTGTAAATGGGTATCCTACTAAGACTGCGAATCGTATTCACGAGATAGTTAGCAGTATTGCAGAAGTTCACTTTAATCTCTTCATAGAAGAAAGCGAAGATCATGAAGTACGCAATCGCTGAAGAAGAACTTGGCTTCTTTCTTGGTGCCTTTCAGAAGTTTGGCATCTTTGCCAAGAATGATGTTCTTGGTCTTTCGAAAGCGATTGCTTTTGATACGAAAGAGGAAGCAAACGACTACATAGACGAATACTTAGGAAGAGATCGCGGTGATTGGAATATAGTTCCAGTAGAGACGAAGGGCGAATATATAGACGCTATCTATCTCATTAAGAATGGATACCATCGGTATACACATAAGATGATGGACGCGCTCCCAATGACTTCTACACTTATTCACTAAGATAATGGTTGACATTCGTTTAGAATCAGTGTATTCTAACAATATAGGAAACGAAAACTGAAAAGGTCTACAGAATGGCTCATATGATTGAAATGATCGACGGCGTTGCTCAGATGGCTTACCGCTCGTCGAAAGGTAAACCGTGGCATGGCCTCGGTACTCCGGTTGGCGACGATATGACTCCCTCCGAAATGATGAATGCTGCCGGTCTCAACTGGAACGTTCAGAAGGTTGACTCCTTTATCGAGTTCAACGGCAATCGCATTCCGACCGGGCAGCAGTCGCTGATCCGCGAAACCGATGGCAAGATCTTGACTCAAGTCGGTCCTGGTTGGAACCCTGTGCAGAACTCCGAAGCTTTTGAGTTCTTTGCTGACTTCGTCTCCAAAGGCGATATGGTAATGGATACTGCTGGTTCGCTTCGCGACGGTCGTATCATCTGGGCTCTCGCAGACGTTCGCGACGGTTTCACTCTGTTCGGTGGTGATGAGGTTAAAGGTTACCTCCTCTTCTCCAACCCTCATCAGTACGGCAAGTCGATCGACGTTCGCTTCGTTCTTGAGCGCGTCGTCTGCAACAACACTCTTACTGTCGCGCTTGCTGAAAGCGGCCAGGCTGCTGTTCGCGTGAACCACCGTTCCGTCTTCGACGCCAACCGCGTTAAAGAACTGCTCGGTCTGTCTCACCGTAAGGTTGAAACCTTTAAATCGGCTGCAGAACTTCTTGGTTCGAAGCAGTACGGTCAGAAAGACCTCGAGAAGTACTTCGGTCAGATCTTCGGTGAGTCCACCAAAGAAGGCAAACTTCTGTCGCCGACCGCCGAACGCGCTCTCGAAGTTGTCGAAAGCCAGCCCGGTGCAGAGTTCAAAAAGGGTTCGTTCTGGCAGATGTTCAACGCAGTTACCTACATGACTGACCACGAACTCGGTCGTTCCAACGACACTCGCCTTTCGTCGGCTTGGTTCGGCGTTAACGCAAAGCGAAAGGTTGATGCTCTCAATCTCGCAGTTGAGATGGCAGAGGCAGCGTAAGCTGCCTCTCTTTACACAATATATAATAGGTGGATCTGTAATGGGAAAACACATCAAAACCCAGTTGGACTATGATATGATCGAGCAGTTCGCAAAAGAAATCTTGCGACTCGATCCTAGCAACGCAGTCTTGGAAAAATATTTGAAGATGAGCAATTTTGAAGGAGCTGAGCTGCGAAAATGTTTAAAGGTCTAGGACTTTCACTTTTTATCGTAATGATTTTGATTGTAGGTGTACCGCTTGGTATGAGCCTATACTTACTTTAACATAACACAGGAGAATATACTATGAATGACGCATATAACGTAACCGCAGAAGAACTTCGTCAGTTCATCGAGCGCTACGAACGCCTCGAAGAAGAAAAGAAAGACGTGACTAGTTCTCAGAAAGAAGTCATGGCAGAAGCTAAGGGTCGTGGATACGACACCAAGGTAATGAAGAAGATTATTGCTATTCGTAAGCGCAAGGCCGATGCAATCGCCGAAGAAGAAGCTGTTCTTGAGATGTACAAGTCCGCGTTGGGCATGGCTTAATGAGCAAGGAACAAAGCAAACGAGCTATTGAAAAGATCTATCCCGACTTCGATAGCCGATACGGAGTATGGGGATGGTGTTCGCTAGATAAAGCAGGATGTATTATCGACTGCATTGATGATATCTTTACACGAGTTAATGATCCAATTTGCGTAGAGATCGGCGTCTATGGCGGAAAGAGTGTCATTCCAGTAGCTCTAGAGCTTAAGCGAATGAACTCTGGAAAGGTCTACGCGATCGATCCCTGGGATAACGGAGAAGCTACAAAGGGATATGATGGCGAGCATTACGAGTTCTGGACTAAGGTTAACATGCCTTGGATCTATGAAGTCTTTACTACTTTGATCGAAGAAAACGGTTGTTCTGAATATGTAGAGATCATTCGAAAGGCTAGCGATGATGCGCCTGTGATCTATGATATCGACTTCCTGTACATCGATGGTCAACATACGGTACAAGCAATTCGTGACGTAGAAAAGTACGCGCGCCAAGTTAAACTCGGTGGTTACTGTATCGCTGACGATATTAACTGGGGAGATGTTTCTCTAGTTCCTGATGCTCTAAAAGCTATTGGCTTTGAAGAGCAGCGTTGGATCGACGGCGCGATCATCTTTAAGCGTACTTCTATTAAATAAAAAGGGTGGATCCGAAGATCCACCCAAGCTTTAGAAGGGGCCGGTTGTTTCCGGCCTCTTTTATATTAGAATAGGTTAGATACTCTAACGCGTCTGTAGTAGACGTTGCTGTTTGCAGTAAGAGCACCTTCGCTACGGGTTGGGCCGAAAGCGAATGGGTTAGCAACCATGCCGTAGCGGGTTTTGAAGCCGATCTTTGGCTGGAAGCTGTCTTCACCAACAGCGCGGTACATCTGTAGTGGAACGTATGGGCAGTAGAAGATACCTGCGTCGAAAGCAGATGCACCCTTGTAACCTACGACCATGTAGTTTGCACCAGCGTATGGATCTACATAAACTCTGTAGCGACCGTTTAGAACACCGGCGAAGGTGTTTCCGGTATCGTCTACGTTAAGAGCGTTGCTGTTGAGAGCTGGTGTATAATCGAGGACACCTGCCATCTGAAGAGCGGAAGCTACGTCAGAAGAACAGACCACGATGTTACCCTTGCCTCTACGAGTAGCTTTTGCAATTGCATTAGCTTCAAGTTCGATCTGGAACATAAGTCCCTTGAACTTCTCAACTGACCAACGGCCGTTTGAGTCAACGTCAAGGTCGAATACGCCAGCAGCAGCAGTGTTTGCAGCACCGGTTACAGCAGAGGTATAGATTGTGCGAACAACTTCACGGTTGATTTCTGCGAGGATTTCAGACTGAAGAATGTTAGCAAGTTCGGACTCTGCGTCAAGACCATGAACAGCACGAAGGTCTTGTGCAAGTTCAGTGGTGTATTCTGCTTTTAGCGCGCGGCTCTTTGCAGATACGGTAACTTTTTCGATAGCAAGAGCCATCTGTGCGAAGTTGGTTCCGTTTCCGTCGCCAAGAGCTTCAGCAGCTGCAGTGGTCATACCAGTACCGGTGTTTGCGGTAGCAGCGCCACCGGTTGTACCAGCCATTGTGCCTGTACCGGAGAAGTCGGAGTCAGCTTCGCCGTAGAAAGCTTCTACTGCGGTGTTACCTGACATTGCGTTGTAGTTAGAACGCATTGCGAAGATAAGACCAGTTGGGCCGGTCATTGGCTGAACACCAGCAATGTCGTATGCCATTAGGTTTGGCATGGAACGACGAACTAGGCTGATGAGGATTGGGTCGTAACCAGCTTGTGGTGTAGCTGCGCTTGAACCAAAACCGCCGGTTCCGGCGAAGTTGGTTGGAGCTTCTTGAAGGAGCGAAGTCATGTTGATTGACTGGTCGCCGGACTCAAGAAGTGCCTTTTCTGTGTTTTCGAGTAGAGTAGCAGTTACTGCTTTTCTGTGCTCGTCTTTGATTGGCGAGAATGAAGAGTGCTCAAGAAGAGGACCCCACTTTTCGACTAAAGTTCTATTAGATTGACTCATTTGCTGTCTCTCCTTTGGCTGTTGTTATTTTCTGGTTTTATTTATAATTTTGTTTTTTTCACTTAACAGTTTTCTTGTTTAGTGCTTCAACGATGGCATTGACGGTTGAATACGAAGATGCTGGCTTTTTAACTGCCACTTCTTCAGTAAGAACTTCTTCTGCTTCTTCGTTGATCACTTGAGATTTCTTAGTCTTAAAGAAAGATTCCTTAAGAGTTTCAAGATCTGACTTATAGCCATCGACGTTATCAGCGTCAAGCTTTTCTGATAGAACTCTTAGTCTTTCTTTCTGAGAAACGGTGAGTCCTTCTGAAACTTCTTCAAAAACTTTATCAGCCTTAAGAGCAACAATAGTCTTCTTAAGCTCGATGTTTTCGTTGATCACTTCGTTTGCCTGATCCGCTAGAGAAGCGTTGTGCTCTTCTAGGCCAGCAACTACATCTAGAGTCTCATCGTCGATATCGATGTTGTGCTCAGTGAATAGTTCTTTAAGTCCACTCATTAGGGACTCAGCCATCTCAACTTTGATACCAGCTTCGATAGCAACTTCGTTCTCTTTCATCCACTCTTCTACTACATAGTCGAGGTATGAGTCTAGATTCTCTACGATTTCATCCATAGCTTCGCTAACGGATTCTGTAAGCTTTTGTTCGAATTCTTCTTCAAGAGCTGCGGTTGCTTCGTTTATACGAATCTGAGCTGCTTCATTTACAGCTGCTTCGAATACGAGCGTTACCTTTGATCTGAATTCTTCTGAAAGATCGATACCTTCGAACATGCTAGAAATTGATTCTTCAATAGAAACAACTTCTTCTTCGATTACTTCTTCTTCAGTTTCTTCTGACTCGGAAACTGGAGGCTTTGCAACAGAACCTGCCTTTGGATCGACAGCTTTCTTTACGTCTCCTCTACGTGCCTTAACTTCTCCACCTTCTGGTGTAACAGCATCAGGAACCGTAGAGACACCGTCATCGCTTACAAATTTTTCTTCTAACTTTGACATATTTACTCTCCTTTTAATGGATTCGTGTTTCATATCCATATTTATAAAACTTATTTCTTCAGAGAACGAACGAAGTTTTCAAAGAGACGAGCAGCAAACGCTTCGTCAATCTTTCTTTCAGTTCTCTTATACGTTTTCTTCACTTCCTTCACGGCCTCTTCGATCATCTGCTGGGCTCTCCAAGTTCCGGAAACTATGTCGTAGAAATACTCTGTATTTTCCATGATTCCGTTAACAAAACAGTTTGGACCCGAAGGATCCGTAACGATATCTACAGTAGCAAGATGGAAGTCGTTCTGAACTTCCATGATACCTTCTTTAGTTGGTTTAACAGAACCAAGACCACGAGTAGATACACCAACCTTTACACCTTCATCGATAAAAGTTTTTACGATGTTACCCATTGGTGTGCTAAGTATCTTTGCTTTACCAACGAAGTTCGATCCGTCACGCTTCATATCTGTGATGAGGTGAGAGACACGATCACCGTTTATCTGCGGTCCGTCTGGGTGTCCAAGTTCGCCAAGAGCTCTCTTTGTCTTGATGAACTGATCCTCATATCTCATCATTTCTTTTTCAAGAATTGTTGAAGGGTATATGCGTCCGTTGCGATTCTTGATATCGCCCTGCATGAAGATACCTTCGATGAAGTACTGCTTTGGCTCGTTCTCGTTTGCCTCAGTGACAACTTGAACTTCTTCGATTGTTTCTGTAATCAGTTTCATATCTAATCTCCTTTATTTTATTTATAATTTTAATTCTTATATGAAACTGGAGTGCATTTAATGGTGGTCGATCCTGCAATCGTATCTGTAGAAAGTTTTTCTAGAATTTCTATCGTCCCTTGCGGCATCGTGAACGTTGCTGTTGGATTCGTCGCACTAGTAACTGTGATGACTGAATTTGCAGCCGCATAGATACGAACTAGTTTTGAGTCGTATACGGTGTTTGCAGATGTGAATGATAGTTCAGTGTTTAAAGCTTTAAGTATCATAGTGCTTCCCTCGCAAAGCTAAGGATTTCGTTAAATCCAGTCTTATCTTTCATTGCGACTTCTTCCATTTTTTTACGATTTGCGGAAGAAAGATCCTTAAGCATTTGATTTAGAAGATCGGCGTCTTCCTTCTTAAGTATTACAGATGATCCGTCCTTAAGTTTTACGATACCTTGGTTGAATACTTCTGTAAGTTCTACAGACTCTCGGATCTTTTCTTCACCGTCTGCATCGCGATCTACGTTTGAGATCGGAACGTTTCTCGTTCTGCTCTTTCCTTGTGAGTCCGTATAAGAAATAGTCTTTTTAAGAGCAGTATGTGTTACTTCGTTAAGACCAGCCTTTGCTGAGCGATAGCCCATAGGATCTGTCTTTAAACGACGATCTCTTTCTTTTTTCATTTCGTCTTTAGTGTAGCTACCATGTGGTACGCCACTATTCATATGCCACTTAAGACGCCCGTGAGACATTTTTGTTATATCTTCTTCGAGTTCAACTTCTTCCATCTTGTTTGCGGATCTGTTTAGGCCAGTTACACGGTTCTGTCCTTGCTTATAGTCTTTAGAAGTTAGAGTGCCTTTATCTAGCTTCTCTCTTTTCTTCTTAAGATCTAAAGCAGCCGCAGCGTGATAGTCGCGAAGTTTGTCTTGCGAAATCTCATCAATCTGCTCGACTTCTTCTCCATACATGTCGTCATAGTATCCGCTTCCGCCAGATCTAGATGTCATTCTCATCTCGCCACGAGCATAAGAGTATAGAGACATCATTGTCTGATAAGCATTTGATAGCTTGTTTTGATACCACTCTTCTGGGTCTATCCCCATATCGAGGTAGTCCATGATCTCTTCCGCTGCGTAGCAAATGAACTCAAGTTGGCTCATCATCATCGGAATTTCTTCGTATGCGTCTTCTGCCATGTTTGCTTTATCAGCGAGACGACCAGAAGCGCCAGATATACCCATCATACGGTTCTTGATCTTACGCTTTACATCTGGACTTGACTTCTTCATCGATGAAGATGCCTGAGCAGCAGCAACAGCAGCATTACCTGCCATATTACCAGCAGCTTTCTTGATGTAGCTATGTAGAGTGTTTGGAGAAAGCTCGTCGAGTTGTTCGACTTCTTCTTTAGCAACGAGTTTATCAGTTGCCTTTTTAATACCGCGCATTCTGTCCATAGCTTTGCTAAAATTCTTTGGTTGATCTGGGTTATTATATTCTCCAGACTTTCTAGCCTGATCCATAGCGCTTATATTAGCTTTCTTGATATATGAACCAAGAGTCTTCTTACTAATTTCATCCAGCTCTACACTCTCGGTAGCGCGAACCTTTGGTTCACCAGCAACCCCAGGGTATGCTTTTTTGCCAGCAAGATTTACACCAGGTCTACGCTTCATGACTTCCTTAGTGCTTAATTCGCCTGTGTTGGTTTTGTCAGCAACTTTACGAATATATCTACGAGCAAGGTCGCGAGAGATCTCATCGAGTTCTTCGGCTTCTTCTTTTACAAAACCGTTGTTTATTTCTGCAGATGGAACCTTACGAGCTTTTAAGAATTTTGTAATCTTATCTTTATCACCCATAAGAATCATTTCTGTGGCACCGCCGTGCTGCTTAAAATTAATCTTAAGACCTGCATTTAACGCACCTGAGGCGGCGTTTTTCTTATAATTGCCATCGATATCCATAGAGAAGGTTGCTTCGTCGAGTTCAACTTCTTCTTTACGAATAGCTTTGCCAATCGCTTTACGACGATTGTGAAGATACTTATCTGATTTATCCTTATCACCGTCGTTATCAATGTCACCATCTTCTTTGCCGACCGGATCCATTGCTTCCTTCTTCATGGAACCCTTACCAGCGAATGTGCTAGCAGCATCCTTCGACATCGTGACTGGATACTTCTTGCCACCAAAGGCAAAGTGCTTTGCACCTGACTTGTGAGCGTTTGCAGCAGCGGTGTGGAACGCATTCTTTTCAGTTGCAAGGATTTCTTCAGGAATTACAAACACTGCTTCGTTAACAGATTTAGAAGGCTTATTTCCCTTCTTATACTTTACATGGCTGTCCTCGGTATCGTGCTCACCACCTTCAGCGGTAGGAACATCAAAGCTACCTTCGTAGACAGTCTCATCTTCGCCCTTATCGTAGTCTGCTCTGCGCTTAGGCGCCTTTTTTGTATTTCCAGTAAACGCGTGATCAGGGGCAACAGGATGATCTACCTTATCAATGATATGTTTATCTTTGAAATCTTTCTCGTCACCGGCCTTTGGCTGCGCGACCTCTGATATTATCTGACGTAGAGTCTTCATTTGTTGAGCCCTCTTTTGAATGGTTTTATTCTGTTATTTATAACTTTTAATGATTCTTCTGCCTCTAGATCGTCCTGTGGAGGCTGCTGTTGATCTGCAGGAGGCTGTTGATCTTGGTCAGGTGGTTGATCGCCAGGCATTTCTATATCGTATAGACCAGCTGCTTTCTCTTTATCCATCTGTTTCTGCATCTCTCTCATTTCGTCGTCAGTCATGAACAGAACATTCTTAACGACCCACTCACGAGAGTAATACTTACCGATCTGCTCTTCTATATCCTTTAGCATATTGACTTTTTCACGAAGAATTTCAGTCTGCTTGAGTTCCTCAAAGTAGTTGTCCTTCATAAAGTCATAGCGGATCTTATCTTTAACTTCAGCCCATTCTTCAGGATCTAGGATACCTTTAAGTATGAGTTGCTTTTCTAGAAGAAGATCAAATAGACCAGAGAAACGAGCTCTTAGACGGCGAATGAATTTGCCAAACTTGAGTTCGTCACGTGTAGTTTCTGAGACTCTTCCAAAGCTATACATAGTTTCTGGTTCTAGACGAGATATCGGAACCTTTAGAGACTTATACAGTTTTCTTTGGAAGTACTGAAGGTTTTCATCTTGGCTAAGAGCCTGTGCGCTTCCTCCCGCAAGAATATCAACTTCAGTTGATCTCTCGCCACCTCTACGAGGAAACCAAAAGTCTTCAGTCATAGTCATAAACTTGCGACCGTCTGTAATGTCGCCGCTATCAGAGTCATACTGAAGTTTATTCTTATGACGAGTCATCATATCGTGTAGGTACTGCTCGGCCTTTGCTTTAGGAAGTTGTCCTACGTCGATATAGAATATTCTTCTTTCTGGAGCACGGGTGATCGTATAGATAACCGTAGCATCTTCTAGCATACGAAGTTGGTTTAACGGTTTGATCGCAGGATGAAGATACGATAGGACCAATGAGTTCGTTTCATTCATTAGTCCTGACGTTACTCTAGCAACGGAATCCTTCGCAATGCGATAGCCTTGTACCGTTTGCCCAGAATGAATGTTGTTTGAAACTGACTTCGAACCAAAGCCAGCATCTGAATAGAGATAGTACTCTTTCTTAATCTTTTTAAGAGGAATACCTGAATGTGGATCTTTCGCCTTCTCGTCCATTTCTTTTACGAGACGAAGTTTGCGAGGATCGATGTATCGTATTTCTTTAATACCGTCTTTAATGTTTTCATTATCGATAATGATATGATAGTTAAGACGACCGTCTACGTAGAACTTCTGAAAGATATCGTACCCATAGTTCGAAAAGTCAAGAAGACGAAGTACTTCTTCAAACTCTTCGACGATTCGATCCTTTACTTTATCAGGAAGTTCAGTGTCGTCTAGAACTACCTCTACAGCGTTTTCGTGCGTATCAATATTGATCGCCTCGTTAACTACCTCATCAACTGCCTGACCTATCTCTGGCTGCATCATCATTCCACGATACTTGGTGACGAGTTCGCCTTCTGTTTTGGCGTCGCCTTCCATGTTGATGGCGATACCATAGGATCCTCCTAAAGAGTTTCCTATGGTGATCGCACCTTCGTCGTTATTAGGTTCTACAAAGGAGACAGCTTTTTCTTCTTCGGCACCGCCGATGTCTCTCTTTATCTCAAAGCCAAAGATACGCAAATTTTACATCCTATAATTAAGTAGTTGAAATGCCAGTAGCGCCCTCAACTCTCCACATGTCGTACTGGAAAGTAACATCAAAGTTTTCAATCTGGTCGGTTGATTCCCACGCCATTGGTATCGCTCCGATGGCAATAGGATATATTCCTTCGAACACGTATGTACGAAGAGGTCTACCATCTTTGCTGTACTGTGTTATGATCGCGTTTGACTTATATGTCTGCGGAAGAGCTCTCGAATTTGAGTCGTGAGAGTTAATCGCGTTCGACCAAGCTTCCATTGCATTGCGAATAAGGAAGTCTTCGTCGTTAATGATGGATACTGTCCAGTCTGCGAATGTTCTGTCACCTGCATACTTTATGAAACGGCCAAAGTATGGTATCTGATACGATCCTACGTTAGATTCAGGAAGAGCAGCTGCTCTTACCATGAAAGGAACTTTAAAGTCAGCGATAGCATTGATTGGGTTTGTAATTTGGACTTGGAAGAGCGATGGTCTCGCTCCTCCTCCTACTAGTTGTGATTTGAATTCGTTTATATTGAAGGCCATGTTTATACTCCTTTTTCTTTATTTATTAGAGTGGCTGACCAACGATTTCATCGAATTCTACACCAGTTCTAGTTGCAACAAATGTAAGCTCGATAACGTTGATTGAACGCGCTGGCTTAATGAAGATGTTGCCTCTAAAGATGTTACGGTCGATTACGTCTGGTGTATTTACTGTAGCATCAGAGACGACTCTAAAGTCTATGATACCTCTTCTTCCTTGAATGTCACGAAGGAATGGCTCGACCAAGTTTTTAAACTGAGTCTGAGTGAATTCGTCGTTGAAGTCAAAGAGGAACGAAGCAGCCACAGTTGCGATTGCTTTCTCAACGGTGATAAAGAGTCTACGAACGTTGATGCGAGTGAATGCGCTTCCTGTTGCAGTTCCAAGAGCAGTCTTATCACCGAATAGAAGAACACCTTGGCCAACCTGAGAAATAACTGGATTGATGTCGTTTCCGTATAGCTGATCTCTCTGTGCTTTATTTGGATTGAACGCAAGCTTTACAACATTCTTGATAACACCACGTTTGTATCCTGCTGGAGATTCCCAAGATTCTATACGTGCTGAAAGACCTGCGATGTCACCGTTAAGCGGAACCCAGCGGTATGTATCGTTATACTTGTCGTAACGATACTTATATCCAGTATCAATCACAAGATAGGATGACGATGTGCAGCTATTTCTAAATGTAATAGCGTTATTCATCTTATCCGTTGGATTGGCAGGAGTTACGACGTTGGCATAGGTTGGAGATGCATACACGACACAGTCTTTACGTGACTCTGCTATGTTCTGCGTTAGATAGTTTGCAAGGTTAGAACTTGTTGACTTACCTGTTATAAGTGCGGAGATATCAACTTCATTAGGATCCTTGTAAAGATCATAACCTTGGCTAATTCTTCCAAGAGAAATTGCTGCTTCTCCATCGCCGTCATTACCGCCAGCGAATTCTTCATATATTGGAGATGCAAACGTTCCTGTGAGCGCAGCGGATGGGATGTTATCACCTAGTGCAGCATCGGTCCCAATTGCTTTGATATATGCGGAACGGTTTGCCAATATGTCAACGTAGTAGTTTGTAGTTCCGTCTGGAAGTTTTGCGGATGGAGAAATTGATACGTTCTCGTATAGTTCAAGAATAGATCCTACGGTACCGCTAAACCCGCCTAGCCTATCAACAACTGCGATATGAACAAGAGTGTTGTTTGCAGGTGCCGCGCTTACTTGATTAGAATATCCCCATCTTCTTTCAAAGCTAAGTTCTTCCATATCAGTTTCAGCTAGAGTATATCTGTTTTCAAAACTTATATCGTAAGTAAATGGAGCGCTATTCGCGGCGTTGTCCACATAGTTAGACACGACGAGATCTTGATAACCTATCGTAGGATTACCAACACGAATGATGTCATTTATTTGTGGAGCTGTCGTAATTGCAAGATTGAGTGATAGATTTAATGAGTTCGAATTAAACGCAAATGTACCAGTTGCGTCGCCAACTTCTGCAAGCACGTCAGAAAAAGAAGCTGATGAAGTAATAGCAACTTCAATGCTGTTACCAATTTCGCCGGCGTGTTTCGCGGAGAAGTAAGTATCAGTTGCTGTGGCCGCTGACACCGAAGATACGCGAGTCACATAGAGCGCGTTCGAATATGATAGGAAGTCAGCTGCGGCAAAAAATGTTTCGTGGTTCTGCCACGTTGTGTTTGCGAAAGGTTTTCCAAAACGAGCAGCAAGCTCGTCTTCTGATGTAACTAAGATGCGTTCGTTAGTTGGACCCCAGCGAAATACACCAGCGATTGCGGCAGGAGGAGTCGCAACTGCTGGAATTACTGCGGTGGCGTCCACTTCTCTAACTATGACAGATGGACTTACAGAAAAAACCATATTTTTCTCCTTTGTGTGATTAGATGTTTCAATCAGGTTCTTAGTCTATTTATAAAAACAATGATTTACATCCAACTCTTCACTGGGTTCCACTGAGAAGTTTGCAGTTCATCACCGATGTCAATAAAGCCGAACGGAAGAAGATCGTCGTTGAGTTGTTCTTCTGTCTTATCTCTCAGCTTACTCAGTGTATTTATATCTGTGACTTCTTTAAAGTATCCCTGACTCGTTAACCATGCAAAAAGAACAAGGTTCATAACCAAGTCGTCGTGAGCCCCAGGTTCTGCTTCGTATGAGTTGCGTTTCTTAGAGAAACGCGACAACTCTTGTATTGTCTCGAAATCGCTAATGAGTAACTGATCCTGCTCAATTAAAAGTTTAAGCATAGAACACCCAACCGATTTTACAGATTTTGTAGTTCTAATTCCGGTGTCGGTTACTTTTCCAAAGCCGTTAGAAATTCTCTTTCCTTCACGGCCATTATTCTCTGTGTATAGCATATTTTCATAACCAAAATCCATGACGAGCGTGTCAGATACTTGAGCGCCGATGTCATTAATTTCAGTAAGACACAGCGCACCGTTATATGCAGTTCCAACTCTATATATGACGGCAGCGAAGTCAACCGGAGATATATAGTTATCTCTAAAGGTACACACCTGTTTATAAGGCATGGATGTAACGTCTATCATATTAAACGTAGAGTAGTCAAGACCCTTACCACGCGATACGTCGACCGTCATTATGTATATGTGGTTTTCAATCGGCTTTTCGTATTGATATAGACCTTCGTTTGCATATAGTGGTATTGAGTAAGCAAGATCCTTTAGTTTTGCGCCGGATATGAGAGTACCTGAAGAACCAAGGAACTGACAGCAATATTCCTGGTTGAACTTCTCTTCATCGTGATCCAACGACTCGATAGTTTCTTGTCTCCACTTTTCATCTCTTCCAGGAACGTCATACCACATAACCTTAACAAATTCGTAACCGTTAGTTTGTTCTTCGGCTCCCTTACACGTCTTCCAAAAGTGGTTCAATCCGTTTGGTGTAGAGGTCATGAGAAGCTTTGTAGACTCGCCCGACGAGATGGTAGGATATACCGACGCGAAGAACTCGTCGTATCCCTCGATGAACGCAACTTCGTCTAGATAGAGGAAGTTCACAGACTTACCACGAATAGCGGAAGAAGATGTTGTACCAGCAAGAACGTTGCATCCATTTTCCAATGCAATGTTACCTTTGTTCCATTCCTCAATACCCTGCTGAAGCCACTTAGGTAGAGCTTCGTATGCTAGCTTTATACGAGCAAGAACTTCTCTTGCGGCATCACCTTTATTTGCAAGGATCGCAACAGTCTTAAACTCGTTAAAGAGAATATAGTGGAGGATCACGGCAACCGCAGTCGTAGTCTTACCGGACTGGCGAGCGGTCAGAACAGCGAGTCGACGGTTGTTCGTTATCTTTTCAACGATCTCTTTCTGATACTCGTACATATCTAGAGGTATAAGACCATGATCGACGTGAACGATCTTAATATACTTCTTTGCAAAATAGACAGGATCTTCTGCACACTTGAGATACTCACGAATGAGTTCTGGACTCCACTCTATAGGTTCTCCAGTTTTCTTTAAATGAATATTACCAAGATACCCATCGCCCATCATTCACCCTTTATCATTTTAAGAAGATCTGCCGTGGAAAGTATTAGATTATTATTAGTTATGTTAGTCTGTGCCGCTTCTTTAGGACCCATAAGTTCTTCTTTCGCGTACTTCTTTTTAGTCGACATCTCAACAAAATCTTTATTTGCGTCAAGAAGAGTCTTCATTAGTGTAGAAGCAACCTCAAATGCTCGAGGTGACTCAGATTGTTTTGCAAGAGAGATCATTTCTTTAAGAGCGTCATCACCTTGTTCAATAATGTTTTTAATGTTTCCACGAGCCTGTTCTATGTCGCGTATAGTATCATCTTCTTCAGCAGTCACTTGCACAGGAAGAACTTCTATTTCTTCGACAACCACAGGGAGTTCGTCTTTTTTAGCTTCGAGCAATGTCCTTAGGCCAAGAGCTTCTGATAATTTATCATCATTCATACTTCTGCCTCTGGATCTTCAGTGACTACCTTTACAACTCCCCAATCATCGTTATATTCAATATCCGAGTATGGGATAGTTAGATCTGGGTCAGTTTCAGGCGTACCATTTGCGCTTAGTCCTGGATATACATTTACACCTACTTCAGGATCCTTTGAAGTATCTGAACTGGTCCATAGGTCGGTGTCAATAAGCTTAATCACTGGTTTTGCTTGCTCTGGCCCAAAGTACCATACTTTCATTGTAAAATTAAGAGTCCATAGGACAGATCTTCTTTCTTCAAAAGCGCCTTCGTATAACTCTTCATTCGTAATTCCATTTAGGATCAGCGGTATGTCTATTGGTTCTATGCCGTCTATTAACTTAACAGTAGACGTCCATTCTGGTTTAAAGAACGGAATAATTTGTTCTACAATTTTTGTAGCATCTTCTGAATATTTTGTCATGATGTAAAGAGAAAAGTCTATATTATACGGTGCCGCAGACCAAGCATAAAATCTTTGATCGTTAGATTCATCTGTATTCTTAACAACCTTTTGTTTTGACAAAAATTTTCTGGTGCCATCGTATACCATGTTTGTCATTTCAAAAGACATTCTTGGAAGAGTGATTGCTGACGGATTACTTAAGTTTGGGTCTTGTGTAATTCTAGCTAAGAATTTCTGAAACGGTCCGTATGCTATTGGAACAATGATACTTTGAACTTGAGTTCCATTGTTAGCGTTGCGTGTAATTCTTATCTTATTAAACAGCATGCCAAAGAGAGCAACATATTTTCTAGTGCTAGCGTTATAAAAATGATTTACAAATGCCATGATTAATCCGTTGGGTTCGTGATAGTCTCGCTAAACGGATCTATCTCTGTGAAGTCTATAATGTCGGTCTTTTCATCTTCAAAGTCTATGTTCTTAGCAATAGGATCCCTAGCCTTAAGAGTTGTAAGAGATGTTACGTTAGAAGTTTTATATGAGTCAAAGAAAGTATCAATATCAATTACTCCTGTATTGAATCTTTCATTCGAGTATTCAAATAGTTCTGTCTTAAGATCGAATACTTGTAATGCACCACTTTGATAGAAAACACTCTCGTGTTCAACGTGCATTATCTTAAAGAACTTGTTGTTTAAAGGAAAGTAAATAAGATCGCCTTCTTTTGGTCTTAAGATACTTGGATTTATATTTGTAACGTTTCTCTCAAAGGTTCGAATAGCCACTGTAAAGACAGCTTGATCACGAATCTGAAGACCGAATCTGCTAAGAAAGTCGCCCTCTCCTTGAAATCCATCCACGCTCTTAACATATACTTCCATCTCATACGCTGTATTAAAGATCGAAAGATCATCCTCGTTGAGTATGTTATCCACCGCTTGTAAACTACGCGTGAGATAAAAGGTGTCTAGACCATACATCTGAATGGACTCAATGACGAGATCGTCAATCAGTCGCTGTTCGTTTATATAGTCATAGTTGTTAAAGAAGACATTTGTCGCCATCAATCATCCTGCCAATCTGCAATTATCATTGTGATATCTTTTTATTTGTGTTGCATAATTTTCATGGCCACACTTATCACAAACTAATACAGTTTTATTTTGCGATTTTCCCTTTTGTGTTTCACTAGATTTTTTTCTAGATTCTTCAGAAAAAAATCTTCCATATAAAGATGCACTTATTTTTTGTTTTGTTTCTTCTGTGTGTCTTCTTTCTTTTAGATAGCTTATTTTGGAAGGATCCCTTTTAACTCCAAGTTTTGCCTTTCTCATTTTTTCTTTTGCTTCTAAAGAATGTTTTTTGCCCAATCTCGGATCTTTACCATTCATTCTTGCTTCTTTAAGTGCTACTGTTTTTTTGTTTTTTGCGATTTCATATTGCCATTTAGACCATTTGTACAATTCTAACGACTCTGAAGCGCTCATTAATCTTAGCAGAGCGTGATTCATTTTTATTTTATGATCTAAAGATTTGCACATTTTTGTTAATAACCAGTGCACTAAGAAATGTTCTCTTGCGCTGAGTCTTACTAAGTTTTCATTTTTATTAGGACCGCCAAACGATTTTGGTATTATGTGATGCCTTTCAGTGTAAGACCCTTTATCGTGCGGGTTATTCATCCTATTATTGATTATAGAATAATACCATCTAGTATATTTGTTTTCTATAAACATTTATCCAATCCAGTTATATACGAGCGGTTGAAGAGACGTCTTTGCGGTGTCTTCCATCTCTTTACGATCGTTCTTAGCTTCAGAGAGGATCTGTTCTCCATTGAATTGAACCCCGCCAACGAGTTGCATATTTGTAAACTTCGTAAGATTCATACCCCACTGCTCACGAATGAGAGCGGATGCATAGTTCTGAAGAAAACGATCCTGCCACACGTCCGAGTATGTTTCACCATCTATGATATCGTATCCCTCGATGATAATGTATGATCCAGGATTTAGAATTGATTTCGTAACATCAAGATAGAGACGGTTTATATGACGATTGTATCTTATAAGAGGTCGACCTACAAGGATCTCTTGTAGAAACTGAAGATGTGACAGTGCCATGTAATAGTGTTGAATGTTATAACCAGTAATGTCCTCTAGGTTGTTGAGAACGAACTGATACTGGACGTTAAAGAAACCAGTTCCGGTAGAGATAGATGAACTCAGATCAAAAATACGAGTGATACCTAGAAGGCTGTCTGGTACTTCTATGTACCCATCATCAATCTCTTCTTGAGTTAGAGCGTGCTTGAGATATACCATCTGGCTCCCATCATAGTGATAGTCTCGCCAAAAAGATATAGCTTCATCGATACGGTCATCCACTTGTTCTTCCGAGACGTTGATCTGGATAACCGGGGCTCCTATCTTGCGAAGAACATAATCTTTGAACTCTTCTCTTGTAGTTGGTAACGCCATAAGAAAACCCTTTATTTTTATTTCTATTTATAAAAACATGCAACTATCATTTTTTTGTTGACATTTCTTGTAGCGCTGATATAATAAGAATTAATATTCTTGCAGTGGTGGAATCTAGATTCTTTCAATATCCTCTTCAATGCAGTTCTTACCGTATTGTACTTCTACGATACGTAGCTCATCACTCGTGTAATTTACAAGTTGATGCCAAGTACCGACTGGAATATCAATCTCCTCGTGTTTTTCAAGTACTGAAGTTTGAATGTTTTCTATACTGTCTCCATGATTGACAGTTGCTACACCATAGCTTACGATCCAGTACTCACTACGAAGTTCGTGTCTTTGTAGACTAAGAGACTTTCCTGGTTCGACTACGAGTTCCTTTACTTTGGTAGAAGGTCCATCGGAATGGAGGATACGATAGTATCCCCATTTTCTCTCAGTCTTTGGTGTCTTCCACTCTGTAAGAATCTTACTGCTTGAGTTCATCTTATGAGTACCACCAACGCCGAACACAAAGGATAGTCTTTCGTTTTGGATTGACATCTCAGGGATATTATCGTTTGTTCTATCGCCACCATTCGCGAAAATAACTTCCGAGTCTGGATACGCGTTAAGGCAGTGATAGATCGCCTGAGATGCCCCTCCATCACTATCATCAAACACGATCACTGAGTCCACCATGGATAAGTTCTTCACTATCTCTACTCTCTCGTTGACATCCATAAAGGGTTGTCCTTTTTTACGAGTAAGCCACTCGTTGCTGTTTACTCCAACGACTAACATATCTCCAAGTTTCTTTGCTTCCTTAAAGTATGCGATATGACCAGAATGAATTGGATCAAAACCACCAGTAACCAAAACTATTTTCATTTTAACTCCCAAGATGAATGTTTGATTTTTCTCCGTCAAAGAAGAACATTTGCCACAGTCTGCAATCGTTAATGTCGCTACCAAAGTATTCAGATGCTGCGTGAATACAGCCGCCGTCAAAAATCACGAGTCTATTGAATATATTTCCAAACACATCAACCGGTTCGTATGGAGTTCTATCAAGGAATGTCTTTTGATTGAATACCTTCATACCTTGACCGGAATTCCAATCAATCTGAGTGTTGTGATGTATTTTAGTCTCTTTGTGACGATACATCGTTGTTCCAGTTTCAGGTGGTGCATCAGGAGACAGATAAATCATGCCTGCCCATCTCTGTTGATCGCAGTGATAGACTAATTTTTCTCCGGCCCAATTGTGCTGAAACCTTCCGTTCATTCCGTAGGTTTCCCACTCGCTTATCTTTTCTCCGATTATGCTTTCGAAAGTTTCTTTTAGGCCAGGAAAGAGATGCTGAGTTCGCGTTCTTCTTCCTATGTATCCAGGATCGTCAAAGAATTCTTGCTGTAATGCGAATTCTCGCACTGCATATGGATCCTCATAGAAATTATCAATTACGAATGCTCTCTTGTTTTTTTGTAAGGAAGGATTTATTCTAATTCTTCCTTCGTCAATCTTATCCTGAACGTAGGTTTGTTCTACGTGTTCTTCTTCATTTACAATCCAGTTCTTCATATCAAAACCCCAGGTGTTTCTGTCTCACGAATTCGAGATCATATGTTGTGATTGAAATTGGTGTTTCTTGTCCTGCAAAGGGATCCTTATTCGGAGAAATTTTTCTCCAGCCAGCTCCCCACTTTTTGCTAAGATACTCTATATTTAGGTTGTTTGCATGATCCAATTTTACTTTCAAACCAGCTTCATTTTTCTCTGTCTGACTGCCGGTTTCATAATACATCGTACTATCACCGTGGCCATGCATATACTTAGACTCTAGACCAATGATCTTGCGAATTGGTCTATGATGCATTCTCATGATATAGTCTGCATCTTCGCAGTATGCTGGATACGTGTTTTCGTCAAACAGACCAAAGATCTTTACTACGTTTTCGCGAATGAGGAATAAGTCCCACGCGCCGATTCCAAAGTCACCAGCGTTTGGATGAATCATACCAAGCATTGGATCTGAGTTTATATTATCTGCCATCTCTTTTAAGAGGCCAGGACCAAATGCAACATCGTCGTTCGCGATAATCCAGTACGGTGCTAACATGTAACACTTAATGATAAGGTTCCATGCACCGGCGCAACCAATGTTTGCTGGCATATGAACTACCTTGATGTTATCAATGAACTTGTGATTCATTTTCGCAAGACGGTCCAGTTCTTCGTCCAACTCTCCGCGCCCGTTGTTATTAATAATGACGAAGTTCTCGACTGGATAATCAACACTCATAATAAGTCTGGATATCCAGTACGTGCTATTTACTACTGGAGCTCCAATCACTGGTATTTTATCTATCATACTTACTAACTCCTTTATGTTAACTTTGTGGCCATTTTCTTTCCACCAATTTGTTATGAAATTACTGCTTTGATTCTGAATGTTATCTATCGTTTCTTTATTCGTTTCTCTCATAAGAGTTGAAACGTGGTCTCTGTTTTCTGTAAAGAAAGGAAACACATAACACTGTTTATAATTTGAGGGATACACAACGTTTTCTGGTAATGGGTGATGAACGGTACCCTTAATGTCTAGTGTGAATTCATTCTTTTCTTCATCATAGTAATCTTCTACTATCTGCTTTGCATACTTTCTATTAACGATATAAGCACAGCACGACCAATCGTTCCATCTCTTTCTTCGCATTCTCATGTCACTCCAATTCACAGGAGTTTCTTTTATGAGAGATAGCTGAATTACTTTCCAATCCGATGGTAGTTCTGAGATAAAATCTTGAAAGTTAAAATTCCAATAATCAACGAGAGAAAAATTGATATCGTCCTCACAAAAGAATCCAATCTCTTCGTCTGTGTCTTTATACCATTGGCGTATCATATTTATGTGAGATACTGCAACGGAAAGAACTTCAGACGTAATTTGGTTCGATCCTATGTGCGGCCCAGATATGTTTAGCTGATCGCGAATATCAACTCTTCTGCCGTCGTATCCTTCTATCATACGAAAGTTTACGCCGCGCGCACAGAGCTGAGACTCAATGTCGCGCTGTCTACCTGTTGAATCCTTTAGAGAAAGGTAGTATACAGTAGGAAAGTTATTAAGCTGCTTCACCATTCTTGATCTTACCCATTATATAATCTTCAGCTTTTTTCGTAGAATCAGTTTGATCCATTAGAATACTAAATTCATTAATATTTATCATATCTGGGTGAACGAACCAATCTTCATATGGTCTATCTTCATCTGGAGAAATATTACTCGCGAACAAAACGTAGCCGTATGACTCTAAGTATTTTCTAGCCTTCTCTCTATATCCACCGGTTGGATCCGCGTAGTGATCGTGTTCAAACGTAATGACACCAAATCTTCTTGAGTCGAATGGTATCGAAAGAAGAACCTTAAAGCTTATCTCAGGAGGATCGCAATCTATCTGAAGGTAGTCTATGTCCTTACCAAATCCAAGACCGTTTAAAAACTTGTCGTAGTTAACAGTCGTTGCGTCCTTAAGTACACAAGTATGCTTTCTTTCTTGATTATGCGCCGCTACGAACTCCTCACTAATATCTAGCGATACACCGTTCCAGCCAAAGTCTTTTTCCAAGAGGTACGTGTTGTTTCCATAAGTTGGGTGGCCAGATCCAACCTCAACATACGATCCGTTTCTCTTACCTTTTAACAGAGTAAGAACGAACATATCCTGATACGCCTCGGAATAATTTTGGCTAATTTTTTCAGAACCATCGAATTGAACTGCAAGATCTTTATGTTTCTCTTTCTTGTATAGAGTAAGACTCTTAGAAGAAAACGCACCGAGTCTTAGGAGATTTTGGTATACTGCATTGCGATAGTATTCATTTAGATCATAGTTTTGATATAGATCCATTAGAATACTTCTTGAATCTTCGCCGAGGCCACACCACCATGCAGAATGAGCTTTTTGGAAAAGAAGCGCGTATTTTCCAGGATAGTCTATCTCAGTTCTAAGAGGTTCGAGTTCGCCATCGGCAAATGAATAGCCGATAGAGGCCATCGTAAACGAATCGAACCACTTTCCATCTCCAGGATCGTTTTCGTGTAAACGGCTCAGGAGGTAGTACCCTTCTGGGCGATGCGGCTTCGTTGCGATCGCGTGCTGTATGATACCCTTCACGGTAAACCTGCGCGTCCCTTGCTTTTCAAAACACATTGCCGCGCGAATTAAACACTCGTACTTTAGCAGATCGTCTTTCGTTCTTTCGGCCGTGCGAATATAGAATGAAACTGCTGATGCTGTCTGTCCTAGACCATCGTAGTGTAGAGCAAGGTCCCAGTTATTCTCGGGATTGCTAGGATCCATGATGTATGTCTTAATCATAGACTTGAGATCTTTCATACCAAACATCTTTCTAAATTGACCTGGGCTAATTAGGTTTAACCATTCTTTACGATTCTTATCAAAGTCTTCATATGTTACGTCGGTGCTAGGATGTATATCCAACGTTTCTTGAGTACCCTTACGTATAACGCCACATCCGTGGTCGGTGTCAATAGTAAACATTTCTAGATCTTCTCGATCTCGACGCAAGCTTACGAAGGATCTCCAACAGTCTCCGTTCCAAGTACCGCCAGTAAACGGTATGACCTGATGTTCCTTCTTCTGTGGATTTAAATCGTGACATACGATGTAACCGCCATCGTTTAACACATCTAGCGAGTTCTTTATGTCTCTGTGTACTTGATCCGCGTGATGAAGGCCGTCTATGAATATGACGTCAAACGTTTCTTCGTTCTTTTCAAAGAACTCGTCTGAAGTAAGAACGCGATCTGCCTTTGATAGAGGTTCTGGATCTACGCTCAACTTGCGATCGCAGCGTATCTTTTTCCAGTTGTCTCCAGCGGAAATTCCAATTTCAAGATAGCTCTTCGCATCTATCTTATCGATGAGAGTTTGAATAATTTCAGTTCTGTTCATAATGTATGCGTCCTCTCACAGTAATAGGTCTTCAATAGATTTAGGATTTACTTCGAGTATGTACGCAGCATTGTCCTGAAATCCAAATGTAATAAGTATCTTATCTTTATAGTGGCACATACCGCATGCAAATTCCGTATGTCCATTCATTAATGAAAAGTCTTTTGAAGATTTTAGCACGTTCCAATCTTTATCGAACAGAACGAATCTATGACGATACACCCCATCCTTTCTACCAACTTCGCTCTTAAATAGATCGACCTCGTGAGTAAGCGCGAGATAGTTATCTCCGAAAGGTATGAGTTGCGATCCACCGCGTGGATCCTTGTGAGAAAAGTTTAAACGTTCTCCGAGGTGGATCGTTTTTGAGTCTACCCAATTTGACTCGAATACTTTATCGTCCAACGGCGTTTCGTCAACCTTTACGATCTCAACTGGGTTACACCACTTTACGTATGTGTAAGGTTGATCTAGAACCGGCATCCAGTTCTTTTCGCAATAAGAATTTCTATCCTTCGGTGGATGAATTCTCCAGCGCGCTACTTCTACTACTGAGTCGTTACGAACTTCTATCTCACAGAGTTCCATTCTACCCTGGCCGTTCGTCGTCGTATCTCTACGAACTCCAGAAGTAAAGATCTTACCATTCCAATGCATTAGACGAGCATCCTCAAGACCAACGAAGTCCCACATAGGTGAGTATGTGTCAAACTTACTTGTGTCTATCTTATTAAACCGAGAGATCTCAAAGGAATCGTTTAGTTCGCAGTAATAGTTTTCAGTTCTTAAATGCATATCGTTTTCAGGATGCAGATAAGTAAGAGGACCCCAAGGGTGCTGAAATAGTTTTCTCTCTGAGTGATAGAACGTATAGTTCACGTGACGAATGTTGACAATGAGTTTGCCGTCTATATTCAATATAGACGGATTCATCAACCCTGTACCATTCGTAAGATTTGATGGAATTATAAGAGGATGTATGTCTCCACCATCCTCTAGTACTGTTTTTGCAAAACTACGATCGTTTTCGTAATTGTATATATTTTCTACTTCTGTTCCGTTCTTGGTGTTTTCAAAAAAAGACATTATATAGTTTCACCTCACTTCAAATTATCATCATCTTTCTTAATATTATTTATACGTTTAGAACAGTGTTAAGGTTTCGTAGGCCAAGTAACAGTGTAAGAAAATCCATCTTGAGTTGTAACGTCTCTCAGAGCTTGTCTGTATATCGCGTTTCAAAAGTATCGATTCTACGCCACTTTGAACCGGTCCACTCATAGGACGTGCCATCTTGGTGGTGTATTAGATCTAAACTCTGAGATGTTGAAAAGTTAAGCGCCATTATATTTTACCTTCGATCTTATCATCTAACTTCTTTATTGCTTCAATAACGATTGCGATCAAAGGCATATAAGAAACTGTCTTATCGCCGTTAGCGTTTTTTTCTACGAGTTCTGGCATAACCTTTTCTAACTCTTGCGCGATTACCCCGTAGCTCTTGTTCTTATTATCTTTCCAGTTGAACGAATATGTCTGTATTGCATTTAGCATCTCTATACTGTTTGGTATCTTTTCGATATTTTCTTTATAAGTAATGTCTGATAGAGAGTTAAAGTTTGTCGCGTTGAGTGTTCCGGTACTTGGATTGAAATAAAGTTTTGTATCGGCAGCATTGACTGTTTGAACAGATCCAACGTTTGCAACGAAGACTGGGTAGAAGCTTGCGTTCGTAGAAGTATTATTTGTTGCTTGAAGATCTGTTGCTGAAGCAGAAGCAGACGCCGGCCCTTGAATACCTTGAATACCTTGAACGCCTTGAGATCCGGTGATACCTTGACGACCCTGAATACCTTGAATACCTTGGATACCTTGGGTTCCTTGAATACCTTGAACACCTTGAGATCCAGTGATACCCTGGATACCTTGAATGCCTTGAACGCCTTGAGATCCAGTGATACCCTGGATACCCTGCTCGCCTTGAGATCCAGTGATACCCTGGATACCTTGAATGCCTTGAGAACCAAGCGTACCGTCTATACCTTGAATACCTTGAACACCTTGAGATCCAGTGATACCCTGGATACCCTGAATACCTTGAATAGCAGTACCCTGAATACCCTGAATACCTTGAACGCCTTGAGATCCTAGTGTACCGTCTATACCTTGGATACCTTGAACACCTTGAGATCCTAGTGTACCGTCTATACCTTGGATACCTTGTACACCTTGAGATCCGGTGATACCCTGGATACCCTGCTCGCCTTGAGATCCTAGTGTACCGTCTATACCTTGGATACCTTGAACGCCTTGAGATCCAGTGATACCCTGGATACCTTGAATGCCCTGAATAGCAGTACCCTGAATACCTTGTATACCTTGCGAACCAGTGATACCCTGAATACCCTGGATACCCTGCTCGCCTTGAGATCCTAGTGTACCGTCTATACCTTGGATACCTTGAACGCCTTGAGATCCAGCGATACCCTGGATACCCTGGATTGAAGTACCCTGAATACCCTGGACGCCCTGAACACCTTGTATACCCTGTTCACCAGTAGTGCCTTGAGTGCCCTGTGGCCCTTGGTTCCCAGTACCACTAATACCTTGTATACCTTGTTCACCAGTAGTGCCCTGAGCACCTTGAGTGCCTTGTATACCTTGTTCGCCGGTAATACCCTGAACACCTTGAGATCCAGTGATACCCTGAACACCCTGTGTACCGAGTCCTCCAGTACCTTGAATACCTTGGTCACCAGTAGTACCTTGAATACCCTGATCACCCTGAGATCCCTGAATACCTTGTACACCTTGAGATCCGGTGATACCTTGACGACCCTGAATACCTTGAATACCCTGAGGTCCAACGATATCTCCTGTGTTTATCCAAGATGTACCATTCCAAACCCAAAGATCAAATGTCGCCTCATCAATAACACCATCTGCAAGAGATGGACTTGGAAAGGCCGCGCTTAATGTAGTCTGAGGATTGTTTGGTGGATTCACATTTACGTCAGGAACGGATCCAAGAACCTTAAATGGATCTCCCTTTGTACCCTGAAGACCTTGTATACCTTGCTGACCAAAGCTTCCTTGAATACCCTGTATACCCTGAATACCCTGTTGCCCAAATATTGTAGAACCGTCTATCCAAGCTCTGGTTCCAATAGTATTCGATGTAAGAATATATCCGTTTGCCTGAGGAACACCAAGATCCGGCTCCGTTTCAGCTAAATTAACGTACCTATATCTTTCAGGAGACACTTCAGTAGAAGGAGTTTTTACTATCCTATTAGATACGGTATAATCGGATACTAATTTTACCATTTTTATTCAACCCCAACGTGTTCGTTTGATAGTTTTTCTTCTGCAGATATCCATATATCGAATACGCCTGAGATCTCTGCTCTTATCTGCAGTGTATCACCAGATGAGTTGTTTGCCGTCCTTTTAAGTAGGCTTCTACCTTGTAGTGGAATAAGAGCGGTATCACCAGCTGGAACCGTAACCGTTGCAACTTCTATTGTTTCGTCATCCTCGGTGACAAGAATGGTTTCGATCCATCTGTCCTCGGTGTCTTTATTTTTTGCGGCCATTGGCGTTAAGAAAAATATTTCTCCTGGGCGTATTGCTCGTGTTGCATTCGTTGGGTCGCGGTCAGGAAACTTACTCGAAGCGTCTGGAACTGAAAAGTCGGGTGCTTCGGCTATCGTTATATACGTATTTGATACGTTACTCTGAATAATTCTTAATGGTTTTCCTGTAGACGGTGTTCTACATGTAATGCGTGCCATTATTTAAAAACTCCTTGCGATTGCTGCTCTTGTGGCAATTCTATTTACTGCTTGATCGAATGGCGGGCCCGATAGCTCTCCAGTGTCTGCGTCGATTCTCATTCCTCCAACGAACAATGCTGAACCCTGGTCGTCTTGCCCCGATGCAATAACTTGACCGTTATTTAATTCTAATATGCTTTCTTCTATCGTAGTTGCGTTTCTTGCTGGTGGTATCTTAGTCAAAGCAACACCGGACATAAGAGCAGACCACGTATGACCTATCGCAGTAATCGTAGAAGGTTCTGCGATTGTAACGGTATTTTGAATCGTATTAATTAATGCTGCGAACAATGCTGAAACAATACCATCCGCAGTAGAATTCACATTAGGAAGTGCGATGATTGCATCTCTCATGAACTGAAACGAACGTATGAATGCTGGTTCTTTATCGATAGAATATGCTTTCGTTCCAGTTGTTGTAAATAATCCTTTAGCAAAGTCGAGCATAGGCTTTTCGTTTGCTGTTTGTAGAACCCACTCTACAGATTGAAGAACGTTTCTCGCGTCTCTTCTTGTAAATACTTCATCTTCTGCGTTCCACCCAGTAGTGTACCCGTTTGACTGTAGATCTGTCCACATCGCATCAATGATAGTATTAGCCGAAGCGTCGATAGCTTGATACGCAGCGGTCTGTATCGATAGAGTTCCATCAGCTACTTCAGTTGGAACTACAATATTTCTAGTTCCGCTTGCGACCATCGTATAATCACCAAACTGCGTGGAGCACGCAGACAGAATGATCTGTCCGCCAGCAAGAGCGAGAAAATGTTTATGAGCCCAGAGACTAATCGCGTTTACCGCGTTAATTAGCGCGCCATTTTTAGCACAGTATCCAATACCGTTGTGAGAAACTGGTGTTGCACCCCATGCCATGATGTTTGGATATATGCTGTACTGAGAACAAACCGAACCGTCAGCTAGGATAACTCCAGCTCCTCTTCCAACGAGCGGGTTAGCGTTATCTCTATCCAACGGTGGTGCTACAGTATCCCAGAAAGGTGTGGTTCTAACCACGCACTTATGGACGTATGGAGCTCTACGAATGACCGCACCTGGTCTAAATGATACTGCAAATCCTTCAGTTGGGTTGTCGAGGCTGTTGAGTCTCCAACCTTCAAAGACGAATCCTTCAATGAAACAGCCAGATCCTAATCTGAGAACGTTTCTTTCTTCGTATCCTGATGCTGGCTTAAAAATAGCAGCCCTGTGAACGGTGCGTAGTAAGCAGTTATCAGGAACGTCGATATGACCTTGAGTTATGTACTCGCCTGGACCAACGTCAATGAGAGTTAAAGCTCCGTCTCTTTCGTTAGCAGCTTCAATAGCTCTTTCTACCGTAAGAAATGCGTCATCCCAAGTCGTACCAGTTACATTATTCGCGTCGCTTCCGTTCTTTTGAACATAGTACACGTTTTCGACTGGATTTGTCGAGGTGTACTTTACTATTTCAGCTACACCTTCGCGCTCTATCTTGGTGTAGATATTACCGTCATAGGTATTGATCGCAAGTTCACCAAACTCGAGTTGATTTAGCGTAGGAACTCTACCTGGTTCACTAGATCTTTTGTGCTTTATTGTAGCCACTGTTCTTATACCTCGAAGTTTTTAAATACTCTGATATTTATAAATTAAAATACACCGCCATCAACTTGTTCTAAACCGACAGACAGAATTGTGGATATATCCGAAGGAACTATTTTTCCTGAAGCACCATCGTAAACTAATACTTCATTGTTTGCTATGCCTATTAAATTCACGTCCGCGAGATCAAATATAGACCTAGTAACAATACCTGTCTTTTGGTTTACAAAAATCTTTATGTCTTCTCTGTTCGTGATCATGTTTCTGTTACCGTTGGAACTATCTTTAATAGACTTTCAAGAATTTTTGTTCTTGCACCAGATGGACTTACCATCATAACATCATAAACATAATTTCCAGTATCCAGGTTGCTAGTCGACTCGCCGGATAAAAAGAATTCTATAGAGTTCGTTGCAGATTCGAGTATCGTTATCTCAGCATTTGCCACGATACTCGTAGAATAATGCTTTCTGATATTGCAGAAGAAAGATTTGTCGTTTATAACAAACACATCACCTTGATTAACTTCAGCAGTTAATTCTAGATTTATTCCAAAATCTGTTCCATGATCTACATATAAGTTTGCTTGCGTAGGCATACTAACCGAGCTCTAACTGTTGTTTACCTTATTTATAAAAAAAATAAGTCCTCAACTTTCATATAGAGTCGGTAATATTTTAATGCGTTAAGACACGAGCCATCTATCGTTCTCGAGAGTCCAGTTTACAACTTCTGCAATTCTTTCACGAACGGACTTTGATGGTTCCCAACCAAGTTCCTTCATCTTATTTCCATCCAACGCATAACGAAGATCGTGTCCTGGTCGGCTCGAGTGAAAATCAACAAACTCGTAGACCAATTCCTTACCCTGCGCATCAGCGATGATCTTTGCGAGCTCGTAGTTGTCGATCTCTTCTGCTCCAACGATATTGAACTTTGGGCACTTAGCTCCACCCCACTCGCTCTTTAGATCAAACTCGTTATTGAGTAGGAATAGAACTGCGTCTGCTACGTCCTCTGCGTGTATATAGTGACGAGATCCGGCGATCGTCTTTGTTCTATCGCTGTGAATGGTGATCCTTTCTCCATCCCTCGCTCTCTTAATACACATGGGAATGTACTTCTCAGGATGCTGTCTCTGGCCAAACACGTTCATCGTATGTGTGATATAGATAGGAAGACCGTATGTGTTCTCGTAGGCTACAGCGAGTTCTTCACCACCGGCTTTTGACGCACTGTAAGGATTCGTTGAGTTGTAACGATCGTTCTCTTTATACTTAATACCATCGGGTGCTGGTCCAAAGACCTCATCCGTACTAAAGTAGATAAAGCGAGCAAGATGATCCTTCTGTGACCTTGCGAATTCGAGAATATTGCAGGTTCCTACAACATTGTCAAGGACAAATTCCATAGGATAATCTATCGAACGATCCACGTGAGATCCAGCAGCAAGATGGGCAATGTAGTCCACGCGCCCTACTTCGGCTCGAACGAGCGGATTCATGTCCGCCTTTAGGTCGTGAAAGACTACCTTTACTCTCTTACGAGTCTCTGCGTCGAACTCCTGTAGTGAGTCGTGGAGGCGGTTAAGGTTTCCGCTGTAGTCCAATCTATCGAGAGTCACGACCTCCCAATCAGTCTCTTTCAGCACCTTATTGACAAGATGATGTGCGATAAACCCAGCACCACCGGTAATCAAAATTCTTTTCATAATTTAACCTCATAATAAAAGTGTTTCAGTACATTTATTTATAATGCGGAGTACTCTTCCTTGGTAATCGTTTGAGTACTCTCGTGCTGTCATAAAAGAAAGTAGTAGGTGTTTTACACCTGTTGACCCGCCGATCCAGTTCTTGCTTGTGTAAGATCTCCGACGTCTGTTGCGTTTGCATTAGATGCAAATGGAAACTTGTCTATTACGTTTGAGGTTCCTCCTCCAGACGCATAACCTGATGATGTACTTGATTGACCTGCTACAAAACTTCTTGCTTGAGTTAAATCACCGACGTCAGTGGCATTTGCATCAGCGGAAAAAGAAAATTTATCAATTGTATTAACGTTGGTGGGGTTTCCTCCCCCTGAAGCGTAACCTGATATGGTACTTGATTGGCCTGCAATACCATTAAATCTTCCTTGTGTGAGATCTCCTACGTCAGTAGCATTTGCATTTGAAGCAAAGGGAAATTTATCAATTACGTTATATAGCGGCGCTGCGCCATCTCCAGATGTATAACCTGATACGTCGCTTGACTGTCCTGCTGCTCTAGACCTAGCTTGAGTTAAATCGCCTACGTCAGTGGCGTTTGCATTAGATGCAAATGGAAATTTGTCAATTGTATTAACAGCGGCGGGGTTTGTTCCCCCTGAAGAGTAACCTGATATGGTACTTGATTGACCTACCACTCTATCTCTTGCTTGTGTAAGATCACCGACGTCAGTGGCATTTGCGTCTGCTGCGAATGGAAATTTATCAATAGTGTTTACGCGAGACGGTGTATAACCACCAGAAGTATAACCAGATATGGTACTTGATTGGCCGCCGGGGCCTCGGCGAGCTTGCGTGAGATCTCCTACGTCAGTTGCATTAGCATCAGCGGAAAAAGAAAATTTATCAATTGTATTAACGTTGCCGGGGTCTGCTCCCCCTGAAGTATAACCGCTTACTTCACCTTGAAACGTGTCTGTAATGTCAATACTTTCAAGTTTATCTTTTGTTATACGTATTGCCATGTTTACACCTGTTGACCTGCTGCCTGCAACCGCGCTTGTGTCAAGTTGCTGACATCCGTTGCATTTCCATCAGATGCAAATGAAAACTTTTGTATAACATCGCTATAACTACCTCCCGGATTTGCCCCGCCAGAAACGTAGCCAGACTCCATACTCGACTGACCCGCACCATTTCTACTTCCTGAAAATAATAGTCCTACGTTTGTTGCGTTTGCGTCAGACGCAAACGAAAATTTATCAATTGTGTCAAATAGCGGTGGGCTTCCGCCTGAAGTATAACCAGAATCTGCGCTTGATTGTCCTGAAGTTCTATATCTTCCACGCGTAAGATTGCCTACGTCAGTTGCGTTAGCATTAGTCGCAAAGGGAAACTTGTCAATTGTATCAATTGCTGGTGGGACAAATCCGCCAGAAGTATAACCTGATACAGTAGAGCTTTGGCCTGCGCTCTCGCGCCTTGCTTGCGTCAAATCGCCGACATCGGTTGCATTCGCGCTTGCCGAAAAGGGAAACTTGTCAATGACATTGATATATGATGGATTTGATATACTCCCCCCCGAAGTATAACCAGACTCAGCATTTGACTGCCCTGCCACCATATGCCGCCCTTGAGTTAAATCGCCAACGTCCGTAGCATTAGCATCAACAGCAAACGGAAATTTATCAATTATATTAACGGTGTAATTTCCTCCAGATGTGTAGCCAGATTCAGAACTCGATTGACCCGCTGTTTTATATCTTGCTTGTGTAAGATCGCCAACATCCGTCGCGTTAGCACTTGCAGAAAAAGGAAATTTATCAATCGTGTTCATAGAAAACCCGCCAGAAGTATATCCGCTCACACTTCCTTGAAAACTATAAGCTTCTACATGCTCAGTAGCCAAGATAGCACCGTCGAATTCAAACCCATCGTTCGTAAACGTGAGTGTGTAGTCACCAAAGTTTATCGTTCCATCCGCGTTGAACTGAATCTGTGCCATCAGATATCTTCTACCAATTCCTGTAACAATTGAAATGCGTCACGATCTTCCGTCTGAAACTTTCTAAGTACTTCAAGAAGTTCGTTAAACTCGAGTTCTTCGATCTTTTTCGCTAAAATTAATTCCATGATTATTACGCGCTATTCTTAGCAACAAAATCATCATACCATGCTTCGGTCATAGTCGTAACTTCTGCGTCGGTCATTGCTACCGGCTCTGCGCTTGGATCATCCTGCATTGTCATGAACGGAGTGTTGGCGTGCATTGCGAGCTGACGAGTAACGAGATCTGCTTTCGTCAGAGAAACTACGGTGTCTGGAACGTAGTAGTCGCGAACGTCGTCAATCCATCCGATGAATGTGTTATCTGCAGAATTAAACCAGTGACCGCGGTCTCCAACCCATCCTGGTATCTCAGCGCGAGAACTTCCGTTGATTCTGTGTAGCATATATTCTATTACTGCCATGATTGCCTCCTAGTTTAGTTTATTCTATTTATACTCTCATGTTTTTCCTAGGATACGGAAAAATATCAATTGGAGAGATTGTGATACAGCACGTGCTGTTTTGATTACGATCTTTATTCTCAATGATGTGCTCTATCGAAAAAGAACTTCTCTGCACTTTTCTTAGGAACGAGTCGCAATCCAGATTTGAAATTTCTTCGAAAGATCGCGGTATCTTTCCATTGTTAAGTATCTGAACGATACGCTCGATCGTGCTGTAGGATCCGTAGTGAGTACTCGCGCTGTCGATGTAGATCCTAGCGTGTTCGTTCATCTTTGGTAGATAATCAGCGAGCAACTTTGTTACATCGAAGACTCCGTGAGCAAAGTCACTAAAGAGTATGTCGATATCATTTACATCAACGATTGAGATCTTCTCGTTTATAAACTCTACTCTTTCGTATATCTGAAACTCTAGAATAAGATCCTTCACAAATCGATCATAGTCTATGCGAAAGTGATCGCCGATCATTTCCTTCGCAGTACTAATTCTCTTCCACTCGCTTCCGTCATCAACGGTGTAGAGCATTCCTTCATCGTTCTCTTCAAGAGCAAGAGCACTCCATAACATCGTGGATCCGAGACCCGTACCAAGTTCTACAACGGTCTTTGGCTTCATCATTCGTATCACGGAATAAAGGTATACCGACAGATCCTCAGTTCCGTAGATAGAACCAATCCTGTCGGTATACTTCTTTGCTTCTATGAGTCTGTTATAGAACTCAGTCTTCATTCGACTCCTCGTCCATAAAGTTATCTAAGAGAGCGACCTTCGTAGAGTATGTAATGTCCTCTCTTGATTCTGGATCGTAACCGAGTAGTTCCATTCTCTTCACGTCGACCTTATGTTTCTCGACGAGTTCGCGAGCCAATCCATCGACAAACTCAAAGAGGCCTTCGCTATCCCAAGAGTCCTGTTCGATCTCTTTTTCTACGTATAACTGAAGGATACGTTGCATCTTACCTGGGTTCACCCCGATCTGCTCCATATACTCCTGCTCACCCTTTGTAATGCGTCCAGATTGGCGAACGTCACGAATACACTGGACTATACTTCTCTTTAGGTGTGATATCGATTCCTCTTTCTCGATGTCGTGCTCACTGAAATCGCTAACTGTTTTCTTTAGATCCTCAAAGACTTCCTGAAGTGCGAGAACGTCCTTCATGGCCCCTTCGATATACGACATGCCTTCGATCGCACCTTCTTGATACTCAGCAAGCTTAATCTTCAGGTCGACCTCACGCCAGTAATCCATATTTTCTGCGTTTTGCAGTTCTTCTTGGATCTTACGAATTCTTGCTTCCTTCTTGATATGACGCCACTTTGCTTCATTCAAAGCAGATTTTTTCTTCGCAAGTTCTGCTGCAATCTGGCGCATATTTTTATGCGGGCTGTGATAGCTAAAGTTGATATGCTTCCACATCCATTGAGTGTGGCTGTGGTTCCAAATATTCTGTAGCTCGCCGACGTTCTTGAGAGCAACGTCTACCAACTGAGAGTTTTCATTAAGTGTCTTACCGCCAAAGCTAGGAAGATTTCCAGTAGTACCATGACCAAAGACCATGGCCATAGGCACCTTCATTCTCTCCGCATCCTCGGCTGTTACGATATCGCTCTTACGGATCTCTTCGAATACTGCGAGTTCACGCGCTGTTGTTTTCTTTTCTTCTTCCATATTATCTGAACCTCCTTGATCCATGTATCCAAATGACGAGAGCATAACGATCTCCCGTCTCGATTGGAGTAACTACGTGTGGCATATAACTCGGAAATAGCGAGAACGATCCTCTCTCACGAGATGCTTGAATTTTATTGCCGTGATCGTCTACAATGAGATCGCAACCGGTATAACTATTCGGGTCCGAGAGCTGTGCAGTAAACGAGATCTTTCTCGTTGCTACTACGCCAGGACCGGCATCCACGTGCCAGTTATAGTGGCCAGGAACTTCCGCATCCGAAGGATAGTGAATGAGTTGAAGCGCGTACTCGATAGCCGAGATGTCGTATTCAAAGTGTACGGTGTTTACTACTGAAACAACACTCGCGATCTTTTTAAAGATCCAACGATTCTCTTCGTTGTTCTCTATCGGATAGATCTCGGCAGATCTGATTTGTTTCGCAACACTTCCGCTCTTTCCACTACCAACGCTCGCAGCAGAAGAATACGAGTCCTTCGCGATCTGAATGATACGATCACACTCCTGGTTTGTGAACATCATCGTAGGAAACGTTTCGCTATTGACTGGAAAATAACCAGGAAGAGTATTATCAGTGCTCGGTAGGATCACACCGCCAAAGATTGGATCCGGAATTAACATCTCGTTATTCTTCTTTAGACTGAGGTTGTCCGTTCTTGGTTGGTTTACTACATTTTCCTGTTGCTTTTGTGGCGGCTGCGCTGCTTGAGTCATGGTCTGCGCAGTCTTGTCAACACCAAGAGACTGTCTTCCATCCATTGCTTGGTTTGCATGAGGACCGTTAGCATCTACGAAGTGTAGGAAGACCTGAACGTGCCAGTTACCCTTAAACGGCTTTCTCCAGTGAACCATCTCGGTTCCCTTATACGCAGCCATCTCACCGGGTTCCATAGTCACTGCTGTTTCTTTCGTTCCGTCTTGGTTTGCAAAATGAATTGGCCAGTTGACCTTTGCGTCGTATCCAAGAGTAAGCGTTGTACTAATCTCACAGGCAGGGCGATCGAGGTGTTTCTTTAAAACGTCGCCAGGACGATAGATCCTTGCATACGAATACGTAGGAAGCAGCTTTCTGCCAACGGCTTTACCGAGAGGTTCTGCTACGTTCTGAAGAAGGTTATCAAAAACCGGATCTCCGTAGATGGCATCAGAAAGAGGGCACTGATCATCCTGAACCAGTTTACCTTCTTCGTGTAGCTTAAACATATGCGCTACTAATTCGTCGCACTTTTCTTTAGGTAGGACGTTCTGTAAAACTACATAACCATTTTCTTCAAAGTAACTTACCGTGTCTTTCATAATTTATTCTCCATTCGTATATTGAAACTTGCAGGTCACAACGTATCTTTTATCTTGAGCAGATGCGTATGGCGGCGAACCACAGTGAGGTATCGAACCATCAAAGATGACAAGCCTTCCAGGTTTATACGCTGCTGTGTATTCTATACTATCCAACTTTTCGTTGAAGAAGAATGTATGACCTCCCCAATGAATGTTCCAATCCGGGTGAGGATAGTATAGCGCCGTCTTAGGCTTTTCTAGATGATTGTCGTCTATGTGAATCGTATCGAAGTCGCTCGTCGTAGCAAGATTTACATATTGTCGGTGAACGATATAATTCTTAGCAAAATGTGGATTGACCTGATTGAGTCTATTTATAATGCCAAAGTTAGTTGCTTCTTCACGCGATCCAAACACGTACTTGAGCTTGTGCTTTTCGCCGTAGATGTGCGATCTAAACCCGTCGCTAAAATTAGTAGCTGTGTAGGGAAAATTACGAACCGCGATGAACATCTTTGAGATCTCTTCAAACGTAAACAGATCGTCATAGATATCTACTTCACGGCCGTTAATGTGTAACTTTTTATGGTTCATAATCAAACACCTATGTTAAAGCTGATACTTACTCTCGTATCGTCCGACTGATTTGGTTCGACATAGTGTTCGAGCCAACTCGGAAAGACAATACACGCAAGAGGTTGTGGTTGAATTGGATAGTTCTTATCACGAATTGGATGTCTCTCGCTGCGAATGGCTGGGTTCGTAAATACGAGACGACCAGAGTTCTGCGGTACTCTAAGATAGAATACACCCGAGAGATAACCCTCGTGCGTGTGATGGTGATTGAAAGAGTGCTTACCGTTTACGTTTGCCCACATGCTCTGTAGCTTGAACTCGGTGATGCCGTAGTCCTTGAGAATGTTTGATGCGATCGATTTGAGTAGAATGTTTTTTACAAACTCTCGAAAGATCGGATCCTCGTGAAGATCGTCTCTCGACTGCCAGGCACCGCCCGAGTTACTCTTTGATACCGACGGTTCCTGAGCGTATAGTTCTAGAACTCTGTCGAGATAATCTTCTGCTTGATACTTTTCGTTCGTAAGAACGTATCCCCATATTGGAACATTAAAAATGTTAGTCGCGTGTTCGTTCATAATGTACTCCGTATCATCATATAGTATTATTTATATCGCGTCAGGATAAAAGGATTTATAGAACCAGGTGTTTTCGCTCACGACTTTTTCGTGAAAACTTTCTGAGAGTACTCTCTTTGGTTCCTTCCAAGGTAGAAGAGAAGGCTTCGTATGATGATCCGTCTTCTCACGAAAGTACGCGTTGTCGTGTTCGAATAATGCAGACTGCTCTATGTTGTTCAAATCGTGCTCAAAGTATTCAAGACCTAAGAAGTCGTATATTCTTCGAAGCATGTAGACTGGTTCCTTAAGCAGATCCTCGTATCGAACAAACTTAACTCTTTCCGGATTGGTCTTAAAGAGTTCAATGTACTTGAGTATCTCGTGTCTCAGATTGCCTGAAAACGCGTTTGATTCTTTAAAGTGATAGTGATACTTCTCGGTCTCAGTCATAGAGCCGTAGAGAATGTTACCATCACCGAAGGTATGAAGGGCTTTAATCTTATCGTTGACACGATCAAAACTCTCGACGATGTCTCGAAGGTCTCTTACTGTGACGAGTATCTTGTTGTTTGGAAAGAGATGATGAAGGTTCGACCAAGTTCTTGACTTTGAGATCACGACTGGTTTCTTTGTGAGTCCTTCGTACCAACCCTTCGTAGCACCAATCGCCATTCCGTAAACGGCATCGTCTGCTTGTTCGCAGCTCATTGCCTGAAAGGATTCTCGATAACGAGATTTAATGAGGATCTGTTCGCTGAGTATCTCAGGAAAGGGATCCGTGGCGGTTGTAAAGATTTCTGGGTTCTGTTGTAGGATATTCATAAGCACGGTCGATCCGGTTCTTGGAAGACCTGCGCAAAAATTCAATTGTTTCATAATATAACTCTCGTTGTTTCACAAGATTATTTATATCTGTTGACCAGCCGAAGATTGTCTACCTTGAGTTAAATCACCCACGTCTGTTGCGTTAGCATTTGCAGCAAATGGAAACTTGTCGATTGTGTTAAGAAATGGGCTTCCACCAGAAGTGTAACCAGATTCTGTAGAGCTTTGACCCGCCGATCCAGTTCTTGCTTGTGTAAGATCTCCGACGTCTGTTGCGTTTGCATTAGATGCAAATGGAAACTTGTCTATTACGTTTGAGGTTCCTCCTCCAGACGCATAACCTGATTCAGAACTAGATTGACCAGTTACAAGGTTTCTTGCCAGAGTCAAATCACCGACGTCCGTCGCGTTGGCATCAGAAGAAAAAGGAAACTTATCAATTACATTAGAGTTTGCAGTTGTAAAACCACCAGACGCATAACCTGATGATGTACTTGATTGACCTGCCGGGCCATACCTTGATTGTGTAAGATCGCCAACATCCGTTGCGTTGCCATTCGCGGCAAACGGAAACTTGTCAACAGTATTTAGAGGACCAAAACCTCCAGCTGAATAGCCTGATGCGGAACTAGAAGTTCCGGAAAGCGAATTTCTTGCTTGTGTAAGATCGCCAACATCCGTTGCGTTGCCATTCGCGGCAAACGGAAACTTATCTATTACGTTTGAGTTTCCTGATCCATAACCACCAGAAGTATAACCAGATTCGGCACTTGATTGGCCTGCGCTCTCGCGCCTTGCTTGCGTCAAATCACCCACGTCAGTTGCGTTAGCATTGGACGAGAATGGAAACTTATCAATTGTGTTAGTACTATTATTTGGTGGTATTGTTCCGCCAGAAGTATATCCACTTATCGTACCTTGAAATGGTCTCACGTATATATCACTCGACGCATACTTAAACTTACCGTCGATCTCAATGCCGTTAGGATGCAGAGATATGCTGTAGTTACCGAAGTTAATCGAGTCTTTGTTTAACGTAATAGGCATATTAAATCCTTGACATTTTCATTTATTTATACCTGTTGGCCTGCGGTTTGTCCAGTTACCCCACCTACATTTCCTTGAGCTAAATCGCCTACATCAGTTGCGTTTGCGTTTGAGGCAAAAGGAAACTTATCTATTACATTTGAAAAGGCGGGGGACGGGGTGCCATCGCCTCCAGACGAATAACCTGAAACAGTACTAGATTGACCTGAAGCCGCGTTACGGCTCTGTGTAAGATCTCCGACATCAGTTGCGTTTGCGTTTGAGGCAAATGGAAACTTGTCTATTACATTTAGAAGAGTAGGAATTTCTCTGCCTCCAGACGAATATCCTGACACATCACTAGACTGTCCTGCTGCTCTAGACCTAGATACAGTAAGGTCTCCAACATCAGTTGCGTTTGCGTCAGAAGCAAACGGAAACTTGTCTATAGTATTTCTAAATGGAGGTGAATATCCACCAGAAGAATAACCTGATGTAACACTAGATTGTCCAGCCGGATACTCTCTTAATTGCGTAAGATCTCCTACATCTGTTGCATTGGCGTCTGCTGAAAAAGGAAACTTATCTATTACATTTGAATAAGGTGAGCCGCCCGTGCCGCCAGACGAATAACCATAACCAGATACGGGACTCGATTGACCGGCCGGATTTACCCTTAATTGTGTAAGATCACCAACATCCGTTGCGTTTGCGTCAACAGAAAATGGAAACTTATTAATCATATTGATAGAGCCGGTGCCGGATCCTGTTGTATAACCAGATGTAGAACTAGATTGTCCTGCACCTCCACTCAGGGCGTTCGTCAAGTTGCCTACACTTACAGAATTTCCATTTGACGCAAAGGAAAATTTTCTAATTGCAGTTGTTCCGCTAGGATAGCTCCCGCCCGTTGCGTAACCGCTTACAGTTCCTTGAAATATTGGTGGAACATCAAACGCAGTCGCAACGGCTTTACCGTTAAATTCTATACCATCAGCATACTGTGTAAACGCGAAATTTTCTGTAATTACTTTTGCCATGTTTTATACCTGTTGTCCTGTCGGGGAGGATCTTGTAACCGTAAGATCACCTACGTCCGTAGCGTTAGCATCCGCCGCAAATGGGAACTTATCTATTGTGTTTTTGACCGCAGTAGGCAGGAACTGGTACGTCCCGCCAGAAGTATAACCATTCGTAGTAGAACTCTGTCCAGCGTTAGACCCTCTTGCTTGGCTAAGGTCACCCACGTCCGTCGCGTTAGCATTTGAAGCAAATGGAAATTTATCTATTACGTTGCTACCTGGGAATGATCCGGAAGTATAGCCAGACACGGTGCTAGACTGTCCAGCTGGCCCCAATTTTCCTATTGATAAATCGCCTACATCTGTAGCATTGCCATCGGCAGCGAATGGAAACTTGTCAATTATATTCGAAGGTGATCCACCGGCGGTATAACCATATTCAGTACTCGATTGTCCTGCAATGTTATACCTTCCTACAGTTAAGTCCCCAACATCTGTGGCGTTTGCATTTACAGCAAACGGAAATTTATCTATGGTATTAACAGCTGCAGGAACAAAGCCTCCTGAAGTATAACCGCTTACAGTAGAAGTCTGGCCCCCGCCGCCGATACTCCTTCTAGCTTGCGTTAAGTCTCCTACATCTGTGGCATTCGCATTTGAAGCAAATGGAAACTTGTCGATCGTATTGAGAGCACCGCCGGCGAGTCCTCCAGAAGTGTATCCTGAAACAGAACTGCTTTGACCTGAGGCGTATCCTCTTTGGACAGTTAAGTCTCCAACATCTGTGGCATTTCCATCTGACGTAAATGAAAACTTCTCTATTGTGAGACCCGCCGGGGGACCGTCGCCTCCCCCAGAAGCATATCCGCTTATCGTTCCTTGAAACAGCGGCCCAGTCACCTCTATCGAAGCATCTCGTAGAGTAATATCATTTAACGCTAGACCGTCTTCTCCAATCACAACGGTACCATCCGAGAAAGTATATCCGGCAGCCGATCCACTCACGGCATCCAACGAATCGTTATTTGCGATGATGATGGAATCTGTGACGGATACGTTTGCGGTACTGGCATACGATCTAGCAGCACCTATAACATCAGATCCGTTTATCTTAAATGCCATGACTTACTTTCTCCAACTCTACTCTAGTTTATTTATACCTGTTGACCTGCTGCGTAAAGTCTTGCTTGTGTAAGGTCTCCTACGTCAGTAGCATTGGCGTTTGCCGCGAATGAAAATTTGTCAATAGTGTTTGCGTACGCAGGCAAGACCCCGCCTGAATTGTAGCCAGATTCTGTACTTGATTGACCTGCCGGGCCAAACCTTGATTGTGTAAGATCACCCACGTCAGTAGCATTGGCGTCTGTCGCAAAGGGAAACTTGTCTATAGTGTTAACAAGAGTAGGAGGAGGAGTAATTCCTGGGTCAAGTCCTCCAGAAGTATAACCGCTTACGTCACTAGATTGGCCGGCAGAGCTTAGTCTTGCTTGTGTAAGATCACCAACGTCTGTGGCATTACCGTTAGATGCAAAAGGAAACTTGAATATAGTGTTAACAAGAGTAGAAAGATTAAATCCCCCAGATGTATAACCGCTTACGTCACTAGATTGGCCGGCAACGTTTACTCTTTCTTGTGTAAGATCACCAACGTCTGTTGCGTTGGCATTTGCAGCAAAAGGAAACTTATCTATAGTGTTAACGTAAGTAGGCCCAGTCACTCCGCCAGATGTATAACCGCTTACGTCACTAGATTGGCCGGCAGGGGCGGCTCTTGCTTGTGTAAGATCACCGACGTCAGTGGCATTAGCATTAGCTGCAAACGGAAACTTATCAATTGTGTTAAGTATTGGCGATTGACCGCCTGAAGTATACCCAGACTCAGCGCTTGATTGACCTGCTGCTGCTCGACGAGCTGGTGCTGTTAGATCACCAACATCGGTAGCATTTCCGTCTGCCGCAAACGGAAACTTGTCGATAGTATTCACATAGTTAAGGCTTGCAATTTCTCCACCTGATGTATATCCACTCGTACTACCTTGCACTGGTGAATATACTATAGCTTCTTCGAGCGCCAACGAACTGTTTGCAATTATCTTACTCTGTGCGGAATCAATCGCGCCCGCATCACTTATAACAGTAGTGCCTTTTATTATGTATGCCATGTTTACACCCGTTGCTCGCCAGAGCGTCCTATTATTTGAGTAAGATCACACAAGCGCGTTTTGTTAACAGATCCGTTCGTATTAAACAACATTCTCAAGATCTCCCTTGTGTATCTTAACTATTTATAAATTGATCTCGAATACTTAAATCCATTTAGTATGATGCAGGATTTTTATAATCAGGGAACGTCGTGCCGGTGCCCCATCTTATAAGAACAGCGCCAGGGCTTCCTGAAGAAGCAGTTCGTGTAGCACCACTGTCAAAGTAAGCGTACATAGCTCCGCCGCCGCCGCCCCCATAAGTTTGACTAGAACCAAAACTGCCGGCAGTTCCGCTAGGAGCTGTTGTACCTCCACTAATCTGTGTCGCCCCGCCTCCTACTCCGTCAGAGCCCTTACCGTGAGCACCTACTCCGCCGCCGTCACCGCCTTCCGAAATAAATCCGCCGGAAATGTCTGGGCTATATTCTCTACTCGCACCGGCACCCCCTCCTCCAGAATTTGTTGCTGGATTATTTCCTTGACCGCTAGTTGCGCCGCCGCCGTTTCCAGAATAACCGCCCGCCCCGCCGCCGCCCCCGCCATCATAACCAGAAGATCGAGTCTGCCCTACACCGCCATTCCCGCCCCCATCGCCAGTAAACGTCCCGGCAGATCCTCCATCAGAATCGCCGCCGCCACCGAATCCACCCTTAACCGTGCCGGAGCTTATAAAATAACTATCAAATCCAGGACTACCGTTTACGGTAGTCGAAAGCTGGTCTCCAACTATAGTGGCCCCAGCACCACCTTGCCCAACGAGGACTGTATAAGTACTTCCAGGTGTAACAGCAATATTGTTTTTCCAGCCGAGACCGCCCCCGCCGCCGCCGCTAGCAGGTACTTCACCACCACCAGATGTTCCTCGGCTAATCTGTCCGCCACCGCCCCCACCGATAGCAACCACGTTTACACTAGTAACGTCATTAGGGACAGTAAATGTTGTGGTACCAGGAGTAGAAAAAAGTTGAAATCCTGGCGTAACATAATCATTTATGACTACATCTACGAACTTCGATCCGGTTTGATTACCTATACTGTCCGTTGCGTCGAGTGTAAGTCTAAATGTTTCTGATGCAGGATTTGCAATATAAATTCCTTGAATTAGACTATACGATGCGGATAGATTTAGAGACGATACTAACGTCGCCGTGCTTAAGTCCCAAGGAGTACTTAACGTATAGTAATATATTATTCTATTGTCTCCAACCGTGTACATTTTAGTACCAGTATCATTCACGCGCACATCAAGCGGAAAATAACCTACTGCTAACGATGTAGAAAATGTCCAAGTGTTACACTGAAACGCAGTACCAGAGTATGCTAAAATTGCACCAGGAGAACCTAGTGTCGGATTTGATACGTCTGCTACGAATGCCTTCGTTCCATCCGGTTTTACGTGTATTCCAGTAGGAAGGCTTGCGGTTGCCGATATGTCCAAGGTTCTCTCTGGACTCTGTGGGCCAAGTGAAAAGGTTGGATTCCACGCAGTTATTGTATCTTGTATTATTCTGCTTAAAGCACGATCAGTTTGAAATAGTTGTGTACCGCTACTCGAAATCCAAAGACCTTGGTGATTCGTTCCAAGTGTACTGTAGGGATCAACTGGTCCAGCAACAACCGTGCTGAGATCCCATTGATCCACGCTTGGTTCGGGTGTCATACTGAACTCAGCAATTTCATCATTATTATTGTCTAGTAACCAAAATTTTTCACCGTCTGGTTTAAAAAATATCGAACTAGCTCTTTGACTGCTACCGACCGGGTAAAAGTATTGCCCTTCAAGTACTGGGCTTTGCAGATCTGCCGTTGTTCTATACTTAACAACACTAAGATTAGAACCACTGAGTGGCTCAACGGCTAGGAATATTTCCATATCGTCGTTTATTAGTGTTGGGAAATCTAATATGCCTTGATTACTTGTAAGCGTAAATGTACCTGTTGTACTCCGTGATAGATCTTCTGCATTTACTCCAGTGACCGTATATCCTACAGTAGTACTATCCGGGACCCTTGCGCTTACGGTAACAGTGACGGTATTTCCTTCATTGATAGAAGCGGCCGAGGAACTAATACTATAACTACTAAGATAAGCAGTCGTTCCCAAGAGCATATTTAGATTTCCAATTGACATTACGAAACTGCACCAGAGACTACACAGATGTTTGTACCTACGAACAAGATCGTGCAGAGACCTCTTGTAAACAAGGTGATACTAGAAACGTCAGTGTCAGCACCAGAAATATATGAAGTTACTGCAGAAGAAGTAATTGTCGCATTTGATGAAGTATTATTGAAAATTGAAATTATATCGCCAGTTGAAAACACACCGCTTGGTATTACGATGCTACCGCCGGATCCTATAGCAACAAAATCTCCTACATCTCCAGCTGCTAATGTGTAAGAAGACGTCTTGGTTCCTGCAGCAGGAACCGTGTTTGCACCGGATACACCAGTTATACCTTGAGATCCGGTGATACCCTGAATACCTTGAGCTCCGGTTCCTTGCGTACCTTGAGATCCGGTAATACCCTGAACGCCTTGAGATCCTGCCCCACTGGTTCCTTGAATACCTTGTACACCCTGTGAAGCTACGGCACCCGCGATGCCTTGGATACCTTGAGATCCAGTAGTACCTTGAACACCCTGCCCGCCCGCGCCTTCGATACCCTGAATGCCTTGCACGCCTTGCGAAGCTATAGAACCGGCGATACCTTGGATACCTTGAGATCCAGTAATGCCTTGAACACCCTGTTCACCTGCACCCCCGGTACCCTGAATACCTTGGACGCCCTGATTTCCGGAAATGCCTTGGATGCCTTGCTCACCAGTGATACCTTGGATACCTTGCGCGCCATTTACTGTAAAACCATCCCATCTTTGCTTAGCTGCGTTGTATTGATAGGTTCTACCGTTTAAAGCATAGAGCTGGCCGTTCGTTGGAGACGTAGGAAAATCAAATGCTGCCATTTCTCTCTCCTAATTTCTTTATTGCATCAATCATGATAGCAATGAGCGGTATATAAGCCACCGTCTTATCTCCATTTCCATTTGTTTCTACGAGTTCAGGCATAATCTTTTCAAACTCTTGAGCGATTACACCGTAACTCTTTATATCGTTGCTCTTCCAATTAAATTCGTACGTGTTTATCTTACTTAAGATGTCCAGGCTTTCAGAAATTGGGTTGAGATTCTTCTTATGCGCAATATCAGAAAGAGAGTTAAAGTTTGTCGCGTTGAGTGTTCCAGTGCTTGGATTGAAATATAACTTACTATCGGCCGCATTAACAGTCTGAACGGAGCCAACGTTAGCTACAAACACAGGATAGAAGCTTGCGTTCGTCGAAGTATCATTTGTTGCTTGAAGATCTGTTGCTGAAGCAGAAGCAGACTCCGGGCCTTGAATACCCTGAACTCCTTGAGAGCCTGTGATACCCTGAATACCTTGAGCTCCGGTTCCTTGCGTACCTTGAGATCCGGTGATACCCTGTACGCCTTGTTCACCAGTGATACCCTGAACACCTTGTTCACCAGTGATACCCTGAATGCCTTGTTCACCAGTGATACCCTGAACACCTTGTGATCCTGCGCCAGTAATACCCTGAATGCCTTGAGATCCAGTGATACCTTGGACACCTTGCTCTCCAGCACCCCCAGTACCTTGAACACCTTGATCTCCAGTGATACCCTGTATTCCCTGTTCACCAGTGATACCTTGGATACCCTGAACACCTTGTGCTCCAGTGATACCTTGGATGCCCTGTTCACCAGTGATACCCTGTATTCCCTGTTCACCAGATATACCCTGAACACCTTGAGAACCAGTTCCAGCGATACCTTGGATACCCTGTTCTCCAGTAATACCTTGAACGCCTTGAGATCCAGTTATACCCTGAACACCCTGTTCGCCAGTAATACCTTGGATACCCTGTTCGCCAGTGATACCTTGAACGCCTTGTTCGCCGGCGCCACCTGTACCTTGAACACCTTGATCTCCAGTGATACCTTGTATGCCTTGCGATCCGGTAATACCTTGTACGCCCTGTTCACCGGCGCCACCAGTACCCTGAACGCCTTGTTCGCCAACGATACCCTGAATACCTTGAACACCTTGCGATCCAGTGATACCTTGAGAACCTTGTGTACCTGCTCCAGTGATACCCTGAACACCTTGTTCGCCAACGATACCCTGAATACCTTGAACACCTTCTCCTTCAATACCTTGGATACCTTGCGATCCAGAGATACCCTGAACACCTTGCGATCCAGTGATACCTTGAGAACCTTGTGTACCTTCTCCAGTGATACCCTGAACACCTTGTGATCCAGCGATGCCTTGGATACCCTGAACACCTTCTCCTTCAATACCTTGGATACCCTGTGCTCCAGTAATACCTTGAACACCTTGAGATCCAGCGATGCCTTGGATACCCTGAACACCTTCTCCTTCAATACCCTGGATACCTTGGATACCTTGCGATCCAGAGATACCCTGAACACCTTGCGATCCGGTAATACCTTGGATACCCTGCGCTCCAGTAATACCCTGAACACCCTGAGAACCTGCGTTACCTTGAACGCCCTGCGATCCAGTTCCAGCTATACCCTGAATACCTTGGATGGCAGTACCCTGAATACCCTGAACACCTTGACTACCTTGGACGCCAAATACGCTTGTAGATTCTACCCATTGAATAGTATCGCCGTCATCGTAATAAACATAGAGTTCACCGCTTTCCGGATCCCACCAAAGGTCACCAATTCCTGGGCTAGACGGTGGAGTAGCGCTAATTTCGACAGATGCGCGAGCAGCCATCGCACCCTGAATACCTTGTTCGCCAGTGATACCCTGAATACCTTGGATACCCTGAATACCTTGGATGGCAGTACCCTGAATGCCCTGAACGCCTTGGTTACCTTGAATACCCTGAATACCTTGGATAGAAGTACCCTGAATACCTTGAATGCCTTGGCTACCTTGGATACCTTGTGATCCTGTAATACCTTGAATACCCTGATCGCCTTTTGCGCCAAGAGTTCCATCTATACCTTGGATACCTTGAACACCTTGGCTACCCTGAATACCTTGGATACCCTGAATACCTTGGATAGCAGTACCTTGAATACCCTGAACGCCTTGATTTCCCTGAATACCTTGGAAACCCTGTGTACCCTGCCCAACTGTACCTTGAATACCCTGAATACCTTGGCGGCCTTGCGTTCCCTGCGTACCCTGAACACCCTGAACACCTTGAACACCTTGAACACCAGCGATTGGGCCTGCATTAATCCAATTTGTACCGTTGTATACCCAAAAATCTTGAGTAGTTTCATCAATAACACCTTCACCGACTGCAGCTCCTGGAAACGCAGCATTTAGCGCGGTCTGAGGTGTTGCACCTACAGTAGCGATCGTCCCAATCACAACGAGAGATGGGCCATAGTTACCCTGAACACCTTGGCTACCCTGAATACCCTGAATACCTTGCGTGGCTGTAGCTATGTTCCAGGTAATTCCATCAGAAGTATAAAGATTTCCATCCTGCCCATATACTACCGTAAACTGGAACGCAACTGGATCCAGTGTGATAGGGACTGGAGTGTCAAATAAACGAGTCGGAGTTAATTGTGCTCCGCGTATACTTTTAAGAGACATCGTCTTCCTCCGCCTGACCCAACGTATATGATATAGTCACATCGACTGTATTGTTGGTCGTGGCTTTTACTTCGAGTATATCGCCAGTATATATGAACTGACCATTCATAGGATACGCAATGACATCGAATTTAGGCACCGGAATTTCATTCGCTAGCCAGAACGTAGTGTTTGAACTTGCGCGATATATCCTTACACTTACGTCTACAGTCTGTATGTCTCTGTTTGCAATAAGAAGTGGAGTTATGATCTCGGCAACACCTGGAACTACTACCGTGCTGCCTCCAAAGACAAGTTCTGGTATTTCATAACTAGGAACTTCTATAATTGGTTGCCAGTTCGTTGTCAACGCAACACTAAGACCTATTGGTTTTGCGTCAGGCGCTTGACTTGTTGATATGATAGTTGTCATGTTGATGTCCTACTATTTGCGGCTCTGCGAGCTAATTTCCTAACTGAAGATGTAAATGGGCGACCTTCGATTCTTCCGGTTCTACCGTTGATTCTAAGACCTCTTGCAAAATACTGGTTGTTCAACTCGTCCGCGCCGGACCATCTTACTCGTCCTCCGTCTTCTTGGAGAACGGACGCAGCAGCAGATATCGGCTGTCCTAGTCTTCTAAAGTTTAGAGGAAGCGCGTTTACGTTAACACCAGCGCTAGCAAGGTTAAACTGGTGAGATAGACTTTCTACTAAGCTTCCAAAGTTAATGATAAGAGGATTTCTTACACTTGCTATTAGAACATCATCGATAAGACCGTCAAGCATCGCTTCTTCGCCAGCAGTTAGAGAGAACTGGCTCTTAATAGTATCTCTCATACGATCCCACGAATTTGTGAAAGCGTTTAAGAGAGATATATCATTTGCACCATCAGAAGTCCAAGCAGAACCGTTCCAATAGTAAATGGTTCCATCGTATATATTTGCTATGCTAGAATATACGATATATGCGTCATTAATCTCGACTGTAGATCCGGCCGGTAAATTCGTTGTATTTGGCCCGGCCACACTTCCAATGTAGTTCAATCCAATGGTAGTTGGATTAAATACAGAGAAAACATGTCTTCCTCTATAATTAAAGAGCCCAGCTGTAAAGATGCGAGTACCTGTTTGTGTTCCTTCTCTAAAGTCATTAGTGATGGAACGTAAGAAGTTCAGAGCGTCTCTTCTTGTAAGATTTTCATCGATAAAGTCATACTCAGAATTTACATATGCGATCGTGGTTTTCTGCAGATTTGTGATATTATCGTTTATTATTTCTCGGCTGTTGGAGAAAGTATTATTTACCCAAGACAGATCCGGTTCCTCAGCAGCTGGTAAATAAGTAAGAGAGTTATACTTTATAACATTTCTTAAGATATTAGCTAGTTCTATACATCTGTTTGCTTCGTTCTGAGAAGCAATACCTGGGGCCGTGCTCTGTCCTGTATACGTACCCAACATTATTGATGAGCATATCTCACCAAGTCTGTTCCATGCCGCGGCGGTTGGTTCTCTTTGGTTTAAAGGAAGTTGGCTTGATGTACCAACAAAATAAGCCTCAGCATTGAGTATAGTAGCAGTGTTTGTGTTATAGTTTAAATCGTGTGTTAACGCGTCTATTACGTACCCGGTGTCTCTTCTGCAAGTCGTTTGGTTATACACAAGAGAAGGATAATTTGTGTTTATCCAAGTAATCAGATCGTTTTGTATTTTAGTTTTATTAGCTACCAACAGATCTCTGGCTATTGCGTGGTTTGTGACTCCGGTATTCGTGAATGTAAGAGCATTCGCGTTTCCGGTTCCATTCGTCAGGATATCTATAATTTCATCAAAAGCAGCGTTTGTTCTAGAAACGCTAGTTGCATCCTCGAGAAGGTTCTGAACCGAAGATTTTAGAAAAGATATTGCTCCAGATGTTTCTGTGAGCTGGCTGCTAATTACAATGCTAGAACTTGCTCTTCTATAAGAAATTCCATTTACAACCGCCCAATAGTTTGTTCCTAGTACGAGATCGTTCCCTACACCCTCTAGAATGTATCTGGTGTCTCTCTTACATTTTTCGGAGTCGTACCCCTGGAATCCTAGAGTGTCCGTTAAATACTCCCATAGGTCGTCTATCACGGTGTTTGATGAGTTTATAATTGTATCGGCTAGCTCTACGTTCGCAACTCTAGTTACTGATGTCTCTCTAGGATTGAACACAGGAGTGGTTCCCTTTGCTCTCATAGAGATGTCGCCGAACTGAGTTCCGGAGTTGTTAAGTGTTATCTGTCCACCGTCTAACGCATAGAACGCGCATCTAGAAAATATAGATAGAGAAGAGATACCATTAATGCCAGCGCCGTTCTTTGCAACGTATCCTAGACCGTTCTGAGTACGAGGAGTAGCGCCAAAGCATAGTATATATGGAAATATAGAATCTGGGTCAACAACTGCTCGGTCGGCGAGTATCGTCCCACCTCCACGACCTACGTTCTTGTTTGGAAAGTCTTCTTCTCCAACGACAGTTATTGTTGCGGTGCCGCCCGACGATGTCGTGATTGTTGTATTGGCCGTGAAATCTACATTATTATTTCTAACATATATAGTTCCAGTTCCAATCTCTTCAACTCTTGAAATAAATCCAGTTACGCCATCGCTAGTTTCTATCGAGTCTCCAACTTGGAAATCAGTATTCGATGAAACGTTTGAAACTGTAAGTTCGAATCCGAGGTCTTCAATCGTTCCTCGGCTGTTAAACGGATTTAAGAGAGGTGGTATCTCTCTTTCAAAGTAGTTTGAGATCTGGCTTGAGTCTCTAACGTAAGGTGATCTAGTAATTCTTGCGCCAGGTCTAAACGCATACGCAAAACCAGAACTAGGATAATCAAAGTTATCTACTTTAAGATTAAAGAAAGAAAATCCTTGCGCATAGCACCCAGATCCTAAGAGAATGCAATTCTTTGACTCGTATCCAGGGTTCATTACAATATTTGTAGTGTACTGGCCAGTCGATGAAACTATTGAACAGAAGTCCGGTAACGCTAACTCACCGTTTGTATAATACGTTCCTGGATGAACCGTGATGTTGACTATTCGTCTTCCTAATAAACCTGGTGCAACTTCTTCGGAAGCTTCCTGAGCAATACGAACGGCTCTTTCAAGAGTTGCTACCGGAGCTAGATAACTACCTATGTTATCGTCATCACCTTCAACGCTTACATATATCTTTCTAGCCTTCTTTGAAGACTTTGCGATCTCGTTGTATAGCTGCGAGTAAGAAAACGCAACAGTAGTTCCTGAAGATATGTCCTTTAAGTAGAAATAATCAGTAGGAGCTATATCGCCAGATAGAGTTTCGGTAACCGTTATGTTTGGATCGGTTATAGGAATATCTCTAATATAACCGCCTTCTATCTTGATATTATCAAATACTTCTTCTTCTAAAGAATTTATGAGTTCTGCGCGGGTGATGTTCTTTGTGCCATCATCACCTTGATCCAAGTTAACAACGACAAAGAGATCTCTTGATTTCGTCTTATCGCCTGAAATCCCATCAAGATCTGAAATTTTTGTCATATTCGTTTAACCTCTTTTTCTTTCTATTTATAAAAAGATGCAGGATGGTTTAAGAGTTATAATTTTAAGCCCTATTACGAAAAGCTTGATGAATTATAAGATACACCCGATTCTTAGACACTTTTTTCATAAATTTACGATCATGCACTTTTTTATTTTTACTCAGCCAACTAATTGTCATATTGTACTAATAGATCGTAGCAGTAATCATCATTTGGAACTTTCCTTTATACTGTCGAGTTCACTCTTAAGTTCTTTTATTGCTTCTATTAGAAGACCAACTATGTTTCCATAACGTACTGCTTTTGTTTTTGAACCAAATTTTGGATCGTCTATCTCATATACCGCCTCAGGCAATATTGTTTCGATCTCTTGGGCTATGACACCGGTTATGCGTCTATCGTCGCCAATAAAATTATACGTGTAACCGCCTACGCTTAGTACTCTTTCTAATGCGTTGTCAATTCTGTTTATGTTTTCTTTCTTACGTATATCAGAAGAAGACGCAAATGCAGTAACGTCGCCGTTTGAAGATATAGCACCAGTAGATGTAATAGTACCTGTCGTGGTTAGGTTTGCAAAGGTAACGTTGCTCGTTGTAGCTACGGCCTGACCTATGGATATGATTCCAGTTGTGTTATCATACGTTACGCCAGTTCCTGCGCTCAGCAGCCCTCGCACGGTAGAATTCGTTAGAGTCATAACGCCAGTCGATGAATCATAAGATAGAATACCACTAGCGCTTATAGCATTTCTTGCGCGCGCGTTTGTGAAGTATAAACTGTTTGTTCCTTCAGTCAAGTTATCGGTCGTATGATTACTTAGCGAGCTAACAGTTCCAGTTACGTTGCCAGTTAAATTACCGGTTACGTTTCCAGTTACGTTGCCAGTTAGATTTCCAACTAGGCCTCCTGCTCCCGCAACTATACCGCCAACCGCATTAAAGGTTCCTGCGATTGTAAGATTTCCAGTTGGAGTTAAAGATAGTTTTGTAGTACCAGCACCGTTATCAATAATAAAATTATTCGTAGTTGTATCTTCAAATCCAGTTCTCCACGTTGAAGAACCAGAAGAGTAGTTTATTCTGGCACCGTTTGTACTGATTACAGTTGCGGCGGTCTGCGTTGAAGATGTGACGGAAATTGGATTATTAAAACCTACAGTGGAAGATCCTAATTTTGGAGATATGGAATCAACTCTCAGCAAGTCGAATGCTATTATATTGTTAGCGGTAAAACTTCCTATTAGCGTTGAGTTTCCTGATGCGGTATCGCCTAGAGCAGACGCTGTCATGGCGTCTGCTTTCATTATGTCAACCATATCGTTGGTTGTATCCAACCACGTTTGAAAAGTTTGCGTAGTTACTATATTACTTAAACCTGGTTTTGCCATGTCTTACACGCTTTCTATCTTATCGAGTCTTTCGCAAACTGAACTCAAAATTTTTCTTATCTCTTTAACTTCTTTTGAAAGTAAGTCCATTTTTCGAATTCTATCTCTTTCTAATTTATATTTATTAAGAGATGTAACATCGTTGTTTAGGAGAGCTCCAGTTTTTTCGTCTCTTACAAGATTCATGTTAGTGATATCCCTCTGTAATCAAGAAGTCTTGGTGCTTTAAATATATTTTCTGAATATAGCTCTATCTTAATAGCAAACTTTCTATATCCTTCAAACGTTCCAAACGAATTGGTATAAGTTAGCACTCCTAGTGTTTTATTCGCGTCTGAAACTCCAAATTCAAACTCTCTAAAGTCTGAAGTATTGCTTAACGACGAGAATGTATTAACACCACTTACGAGTTCTAATTCTATCCAATCGTTAGTTTCAAAAACAGCGGGGTCTGTTGGAGACTGAACTTTAATAAAAGCTTTTATATTAGTTCCGTTTGGTCTATAACCAGTAACGTAGAGTTTAAAATCTTCTGCGTCGAGATTTTCGGCCAGCTGAACGGTTTTTGAAACATACTTAGAAGTATTAGCCGCGCTGTTACTTATCTTCCACTGATAAGCAAGTAACGTTGCGGTTTCAACATCTATGAACGGCGACGATGTTGTATTACCGCCATTCGTCATTGATACCGTAAGTTTCAATCCTTTGTTTCTATCAGGATCGTTTGACTTACTAAATACTACCATGCCGTTTTCGCCAAACGTGACCTTATCATTAAACAGCATGTTCTTTGTGTATATATTTGAAGTATTGTTTGGATCTACGAATGTTCCACTTAGAGCAGTTCTAGTTACACTATCATCAGTTCTCATGATCATAGGCTGGATATAACTATATTCTGCGTTATCAACAGACACGACCGTACTCTCAGTCCCGCTATCGAACCCATACAGAGTATTTCCAGCGGCAAACTTTCGAGTGGATGTCGCGCTTGATTTTTCAAGCATTATGAAATTCGGATACCTGAAGTCATAATGAGTTAGAGTTCCAAATGTTATTGGGTATGCGGCGATAGAATCTGTAAACGCAGCCGGCCTATCAGATACAACAACAGTGGTGTTTGAGCTCTGTACTCTAAAGATCTGCTTGTTCGTAGATCCGTTATCAAGCAGTATGTAATCTCCGCTTGAGTACGTGGTGTCCATGTTAGTTCCAGTAATTTGATTATTGCCAGCTACAACACTAACAGTATTTGAAGTTGACGCATCCGCGGTCTCTAACTTATAGACCACCTCACCTACTTGGAATCTTCCAATGTTGTTTTGCGTTGTAATAAACTCGTTATTGTCATTTATAAAAGTAACTGATCCGGCAGGAGCATTAAAGTTGTGGCGGTATAGATTAAACTTAAGGTCTTCATCTTGATACGATTTCCATGCAGTTCCATTTGTAGAAGTGAATAGAACACCGTCACCCCAGTCTTGAACGACAGGAAGACCTAGGTTTGCGCCAGGTGTTAGGTTTGTTCCGCCGACCTTAGAAGTAAAGACTAGGTAGTCAGGATCCGATGCATCTGGCATTATGACAAGCGCGTATTCTTTTTCTACATCTAATCTTATTGGTGCTGGGAAAGTAACTGTAGTTGTGACCGAAGCGTCGTCTGATGTAGAAACTTGAGCAGGAGTAAGGTGTACTTTTGAGAAAGGTATAACCGTATATGATGGATACCCATTTACAACTTCTCTAAGTTCTACGGTGACGCCGTTGATAGTGCTCTTTCTCTTAAAGTACAGATCTACTTTTGATATGAACACCGTGTTTGATCCTAGACCCATACCTTTTTTGGTAAAGAATGTTTGGGCAATTGGATCCTTTCCTCCAGTAGGTCTTCCTCTACGAGTCACGTTTCTCTCTGTAACAACTTCGGTTACAAAGGATTCTGGTGTTCTAGTCGTTAGAGTGAACGATGCTTTTTCTACAGAGAAGTTATATGCTCTATATGTTAAAACAGAGTAAGAGGTTCCACCACTTTCGATAGATGCGTATTGATCCACGTCAGCGATCTCTAGCTTTCTATCACCGACGAAGAACGTTGCTTCAGGTAAGCTGAACACTGCTCTTAATACACCGTTTGCATCAGATAATACTGCGTCGCCTTTAGCACCAAGGCGAGTAACATTGTCTGCGCCATCAACCGCGCTTCCTGGAGACACGTGTATATTAACATCTCTTTCATCAAAGAAGAAATAATGTTGTGTGTTTGGTCTCAGACCCGAGACATATATGTTAACATCTCTTGCTCTCATATATGGTTCGAAACTAAAGTTGGTTACAAAATCTCCAACTCTCTGCTCGTTTACTTGTTGACCCGTAACCTGGACGGTTCTAGTTGTGTCTCTAAAGGTGTCTTCAACTACCGCATTTCTTCGGCCAAAGATTCCAAGGAATCCGCGTCTACCAGGATCTAAAGTTTCTGAAGCTATGAGTTCACTACTTGTAGATGTTAAAGGTATAAACTCTTGTATCGCATCAGAAAATTGTTGGAATGGAGTGACAAGATCTATGTCCGCATTCACAGGGTTCGTGACCGTATCATACACTGTGTCAAACTCAGGAACGAGATTACCAACACCCTTGTAACTATAGAAGTTACTTACGCAATTTCTAAATTCTGTTGCGTATGGTTGTGCTATGATCGAAACATCTGCGTTTCTCTGAAGAGTCGCGACCTTAACATTTGACTCTGATGGAAAGAGAGTTGCCGAAGACGATGAATGATATACCATATTAATAGGAAATGTTTTCACTGACGGCATTAGAGACTTTTCTGTAAAGTCCAACGCTGCGTTATATTCAGTATCTTCAAGATTTGCAATATTAAGATCGTTGAACGGATCTACTATAATTCCATTCTTAAATCTAGTTAAGCCGTTTTCATCAGTTACATTAAGATTTTTCGTTTCAGCTTCGAGAGATGATAGAAGAACGTAGTATTTTAGAGCATCTAATTTTTCTTCTATGTTTTGGATATCTTTCATCTTATAGGATTTAGTTCCTTTAAGACGAGTTGAAACCCTATACTGTGGCTTACTACTTGAGTCTGCTTCATCTGGAGTTAGTGCAGGATTTCCTGGCACGTATATTTCAGCTATAGCAATTTGGTCGCTAACCACGCTTGGAGGAAGCGATTTTTCTGCTTCAACGCCTTTTACTATACTTATAGATCCGTAAGAGTCTACAGTTACAAGATCCGTTCTGTTAAAGAAAAACTCATAGTTTAGTGACCCGAACTGATTTAGAGCCGGAGTGATAATTTGGTGTGACGCTGAGAACGTTGGTGATACGTTAACTCCAGTTGAAGAATCGCTTACCGTTGGCGCTGTCGCGAGTGAAGCGGCGTTAGCATATGTTGCTGGAGATAGAGGTTCTGCATGCGGTCTGAAATCTAGTGAGTCCCTAAGATTGTATGATGCGCCTGACGGTGAAACATACAGAGGTATCTTATTTCTAGGGAACGATACTGGGTAACTATCTACAGTAAAGAAATAACTTCCTGAAGTATCATTTAATTTAAAAGCCTTCATATGAACAGTCATATCCCCATCCGAAGGAGCGGGTCTTCCCTGGATATATTCTATGTATGAGTGATCGTAGTAGTTATCTTTTTGATTTGATCTTAATCTAAAGCTAGTAGTCACATCGTTATTTGCAGAGTCCGTAATACTTACCACTTCGTAAACATCTGGGAAACCTAGGTTATATTTTGCCGTCGTTGAGATATCACTGTTCGCAAACGTACACTTAACATATAGATCTTCGTTTATCTTCGTGAAAGGATTTACGTTGACTACTCTCTTATTGAAATATACTGTAGCCGTTGAAGATGGAGCACTTGCTAGTGTTAAGACTAGATCGGCGCCGACGATCGTGCTGCTTACAACATCAATCTTAACATTCGTTCCGTCTACAAATAGTATGTCATCGTTACTTAGACTAAAATCTTCTCCTGACGCTGGAGATATCGTGACAGTTGTTCCAGAAAGGCCAGTCAACGATCTGGATGTTCTAACTGGTATTACGTGTCCACTAGTTGATTTTACACTTATCATTCCAGTATCAAATATCATTGAAGCACTTGAGGTCTCTTTAATTAAAGAGTTGTTCGCTACAGTAAGATATCCAGTATTTCCGACTATTCTTTCTACGTCTCTAATCGTGTTGCTTCCAACGAAACGAGTGTCAAAGAGAAAGATCTTATCGTTTGTGACGTTTCTAACTCTTGCGGTACCAGCATTAGACCCAGTCTCATCTTTAAGTGTAACTGTTGAAAAATCACCAAGAGTTATTGTTCCTGAGGTTGCAGTGTCAAGGAGATCTAGATATCCGCCGTACTTATATGATATTGCTTGGTTCGTTCTTTCGTCAAACGAAGTATTTGCTATATCATCAATGTTTAGAAGAACTTCGCCTAAGTTTTCAATTCTGTAACCTTTAACGTAAGCAAGACCTGTGCCGACAGAAGCTTTTAGACCGTCATCTCTTCTAACTATTTTCGTTTTGAAGTCACGAACTATGTAATCGCCAGACTCTTCATATGTGCGGCGAGCCATCTCTTCGCCAAGAGCATTATATTGGGATACGTCTCTTAGAGTAACAGCGTTGCCATTTGTATAGCGGCTAAGTGTGAAGAACGTAGTGTCTCCATCTGCTACGTCTGTAGGAAGCGCAGTAAGAACTGGTATGAGTTTAAGACGATCAGCTCCAGGCGCGTTTTGGTTAAACGACCCGTTTGCGTTATCAAGAAGTGAACTGTCTTGGAACGAATTTATAAGTCTTTCTTCAACCAAGTATCCAATAGAAACATTGTCCGGAATGTTCGTATACTTTGAAACGATAACTAACTGCTCTTCAGCAAAGAGGAAGTGTCCTTTTTGGAATATAACGCCTGGTGCAGATCTTAGGCCGAATGAGTTTCCTAAGGCGCCTGAGAATGACGTTACGTTTATTGAGTCGACAAGTTGTTCTGTTCTGTTAATATTCGTGCCAACTTCAACTGTGCTTATCTTCCAGATATTAAGAAGCTCACCGGTTTGGAACGTCTTATTTCCTGCAGAAGTTGTTGTATAGTTGATGTAGAAGGTATTTAAATCTGGGTTTCTTGTTTCAAATCCTCTAGTCGCAGCAATTACACTTGCAGTAACACCAGAGACCGCACCTCTTAATTCAAACGTATTATCTCTCGTAAAGGTCTGCCCAGTTATAGTTACCGTATCTGAAAACCCTACGTAAGATTCAACATTAAAATTTGGCTTATCTGTTAACTTAACAAAGTTCAAGTCACCTAGCTCTGAAAAGTTACATCCCTTTATGATCGACCCTTCTTTGAAGATGTTGTCGCCAAACTGTTCTATTTGATTTTGGAGAATAGTCTGCATCTGCGTAAGCTCTCTTGCCTGAACTGCAAAAGATGGCTTAAACAACACTTTGTAGAATTGCTTTTCTACTCTGAAATCGTCAAAGTATGGGTCAACATTAAGATCTGTATTAATTGGCATCTGCTTCTCTCTTAAAATTCAAGAACGATTTTATACTGTTCTCTTGCGTTTGCTGTTCTAGTGATAGGAGGAAATTGACTTATATAGTAAACTTCACCGGTTCTTTGAATATATGGCGATAATTTAAATCCAGGATAAGTAGAACTATACCCACTTCCATAGCTTGGGTTATTATCTATATTTATCGTGACTAATTGGTTCAGAGAAGAAACTAGTGGTAAAGTAGCATCCAAAGATATATCACTAAAATCATTATTTGCGTATGTTCCTACGTCGTTCGGAAACGGGCCGGAATATTCTGCTAGGTAAGCAAAGTTTCCAGAAACAGCGTGAACTTTTGCTGAAAAACGAGTTTCATTAAAGAAAATACTGCTCGTGTTACTTGTTTCTATCTGCGTCACAGTTTCATTTACAAAAAACGGATTAGTATCCAAAGCAACTTCTATACGATTATCGAACACCGTTGGATAAGGAAAAACTTTAAAATCAGGGTTTCTAACCACGCCTACACTACGATACTCATTTGTAGTTGGTATTAGTAGATTATCGTTTTGAGTTATTTCTGTGTATAATAAAACGTGACGGCATGATAACTCATCAACCAAATCAGATCCATGTCCGCCAGGTGTAGATATAACAGGTCTTAGTATCACTCTTTCATCTAAAGAATTTAAAGTTGTTGGATCGAATGCAAATGGATCAGGAACTCTTGCGACAGCTCTTGTATATCCAGAACCTTTATTTAGAATAGTAATACTTGTGATGACTCCGTTCGTCGAAACGTTTGGTATTGCGACGGCGCCGGTTCCATCCCCTCTTATTTCTACTCTAGGAAGTAAGATGAAACCAGCCGAATTCACTAGAACACCGTCTACAGGAATTCCTTCTACTAAAGTAATAATCGCCTTTCCAGTAGAAGGATTAAACACATACTTATCTACTTCATACACTTGCGATTCATTTATTGCGTTAGTTACATAGAATGTGTAACCTGAATAGTAGTTTTCAATCGCGCTTAGAGTTCCGGCTGCAGAAGGAATAATAGTTACGGTATTTTGCGTGCCACCAAGAACTTCATCTATCGTTCCTAAAACTTTTTCGTATCCAGAATTTTCCGCTGGGTTCTCTACAAATATTTGATCTACTGAGCTTGTGTCTGATACAGAAGAGTTTGCTTCAGACAAAAATATCGGAATGTAACCTCTAGAATTATACTTATCAAAGTCAGAAACGCTAATCGTGTATAGATATTTCCAAACGTATCCATCTGGCATTTCATACACTTGATTTGGTGTTGAGGTATTATAGTTCGGCGGATTTGTTGAAGGCTCTCCGTAGTTATTAAACAAACACTTATATATCTTATAATCACCGGTTTCATTGTTCTGCGGATACACGACCGCGTAATATTTTTTATTCGATATTTCTTGCTTATCGTCATACTGTTCGTATACTGTACCAGTTACCCATATATGATTCTTTATCATATAAAAAACATTTTCTGGCAATATTTGTTTTCCAAACAAAGTCTTTTCTAAAAAAGTTAACTTTGAGTCATTTGTGTTTGAAAATGTAGTGTTTGAAACACTAGAGATAAAAAGATAGTAATCGTTCGAATAAACGTCGTCTACAAAACGACGAGTTGTGTCCGTCCTATACTTACTAGTGATTATTGTCATTACTACCTCTAGATTTTTGTTTTATTTATACTAAGGTTCGTCACACGGGTGGTATAATTTCTATTCTGGAAGATATTGGAGTAGAAATAACTTCTTCAAGATTAAATCTTCCGAACACTTTTGTTCCAGCCACGTGAGCAGTCTCTTTGAGCGATTGCTCATAAGTTGGTGTATCAAGTCTTGATTGTATCTCGTAAGAATATTCCTGATAGTAATCGCTATCTTGTATATATTTTCCAGGTGAATAGTATTCCAAACTTTCATTTTTCGAAACGTATCCACTTAAATGAGAATTATACGTGGACCAGAATCCTCCAGTGGATCCTTGCCCTCTTGCTGAAATAGTTCCTCTAGAAACGAGCTCACCATTTTTTAAAACATCCGCAACCGTGTTATGAACGTAGCCGTAGCCTGAATCAATAATGTTTACGCGGCTAATTCTTCCAACAGCAAAATCTGTCTCAGCTTCCATCACCGCATTTCTTCCGGCAACATCACTGCTTGAAAAATCATATGATACTGCTACTACATTGAAATTCGTTCCGCCGAATGTGATCGGTGTTGTTGAGTTAAAGCCATAATACCTATACGGTCTTACAGTAAGTGTTTTATCGGTAATTGCAAGAACCTTTCCTCTAAACGATCCCTGAGTTATTTCGTCACCTATATTGAGTGCCGTAGGAACTGTCTGGAGAGTTACGAGCTGGTTCTTTCTTTGAAGAAGATTAATTCTAGAGTCATACGGTAGAGCATACGCGTCGTTTACGTAATTTATGCCAGGATCTATATTTTCAAATCTAACGATCGTTCCGATGTCAAACCTCTCCAGATTAAACGCATCTTGTAGTGTTGTAGAAATGGTTACAGGATCCGTATTTCCTGACATGGGTGATAACGCAGGAGGAACATCATTATAATTCGAAGAATCTAGATGCACGTTTGCGTAATCGCCAATGATATCAAATATGAGAGCTACGTTTTCAGTATTTGTAATCTCTCCCACAATAACGCTACTTGTATTCGCGGTGTCAGGGTATAGCGGCCCTGGAGAAGTACTATTCTTTGGAGTCACTCTTATAGGGAACGAAGATAGTGTCTGTATGTCAATGACTGTGCTTCTATCTACAGTTTCTATGATTGAAGTGTTTGTAAAACTAGAGTTAGCTTCCATCTTCACAGCAACCAAAATATCGGTCTGCGCGACTACAATCCCTCTGTTTCCAGAGTCGTCTTCAAGGGTTTCCAAAAGGTTAAAGTTTCTTGAAGCGTTATCAACGAAGATGAGTTGATCCGAAACTAGAAGCCTGCCGCTATCTATGCTGTATCCCCAGCCGCCGTCTAACAGGTTATATTCTATCGTACCCGTAGTGCTTTCTGTTACACCAGTAACGATACCAGTCGCGCCAATTCCATTGGGCGATCCACTTATAGTAACCAAATCTCCAAGAGAGTTACCGCCAGGTCCAGGGAAATCTATGTCTATAGACGTAAGAGAACCGTTGATGATTCCAAAGTTAACTGGTACACCGTTTATCTCGCATATGATATTTTCGAGACCAATAAAGACTCCAGTGACATCGTTAATGAATATGATTGGAGTAAAAGAATTGTTTATTATGATAAAGTTAATTTTATCAACGGTAGCACGAGCTCTTGAGGCTGCGCCGATGATTGGCCTATTCACAATGTCGTTATAGCTAAACTCGCCGGATAATTTTGTTGATGTAAACACTCCAGCATTCGGTGCTAGCTGAAGAAAGCTACCTTGCTTCCATTGTGAGTCTGATGGTTTAAAAATATCTCGCGCTGGGTAATATATTTTTATAGATTCATTATAGAATAGACGAAAGAATAGTTCCAGCCCACCAGGAGTACCCTTTCTTCTATAGAGAGCAAGAATATTTTTAACGATTATTCTGACCGTATCGTCATTGAACGGAAGGTCTGCAAGATACTTATTCTTAAAAAAGATTAACATTCTTTCTAGAGTAGTATCTATATCCCTATACTCAAACAATCTTCTTCCATTGTATATAGACTGACTTGAGTTTTCTTCTAAGAATTTGTAGTACTGTTTTACAAAGTCGACTAACTCGTGCCCCTGCTCTCTGTATATCGCGGGGAACTGTTTTTCAATATGAAAGGAAATTATTCTATCTATAGACATATTAGTTTGTCTCTATAAAGTTAATTGAAATGTCTTCATCTCTTATTGATAATATGCGGCTCTTTGGCGCGGTTACGTCAGCTGATGTAGAAGCAGCATATATTTTAATTGCGCTACCGGTAAATGATTCAACGGCAAAGTTGATTAGTCTAACTTCTCCGGTAGTATAATTCACAGTTCCAATGCTTGGATTTAGAATTTCAATACTAATGTTGTTTGAGCTTATAACCTGCATATTGCCGCTTCCATCATCTTGAAGCTTAGAAGTAATTCCGCGGTACACGAAGTTTGTACTTACGACCGATGGTTTAAAATCTGTAAACCCGTTAACGGCTTTGTATGGATATGGTTTTACAAGACGAGTTTCAAACTTAAACTTTGGATTCAGCTCAAGATTTAGAGTAGGCTTATACTCAATGATTGGATTTACGCATAGCTCGTTGCCTAATAGACCGCCATCAACGTCGTCAATTATAGTCGACAACTTAGAAGATCTAAGAGTTTCGCCAAAATCATCTAAGAAGTTTTGATTATATGTTGATATCGCAGCTCTTATTAACTGTTCGAGTTCCTGCTCGGATTTATTCGTTAGTTTTGCTGAATACTTTACATCAACTACAGTTTCAACATAAATGAATTCTGGATCTATAAAAATAGGTTCGATCGTAACTGGAGTTTTATCTGATAAGTATCTTACATACGAGCTTTTGCTCGTTTCTGATAAGAACCCTTCTCCTTGCAAGTTAACAGAAATTGCAACTCTACCGAATTGTGGCGGATCTAACTCGTCTCCGCCATACGCAGAAACACTTCTTATCTCGGGAAATCTTTGTTTTAGTAGTATTTCATAGTCAGAGGCAGTAATAGCTCTCTCTTGAACTTGAAGAGACTTAGGAGCGATAAATTTTATGCTCGACAAACTTTCTCTCTCAGCTCCACCGTTTGCGGGTGTTACTGTAGTAACTGTAGTATTTGGAATAAAAGTTGTAGTAAAAGATCTTGCGCCATTTGGTTCTGTACCACTGCAAGCTCTATACTGTATCTTTATGTCAATGTCTCTTGCTGGCTGCTCACCAAATAAGTTTCTTCCAAAATAGACCGAGTACTTATTATCAAAGTACGGCTCTAGATAAAACACCTTGCTCGTTGGCTCGACACCATACACTGACGGAGTATAGAAGAATTGGTTCTGTCCTTCTGTTGCTTCGTCGTCGACATACACTTCTATAGAGTTCGTATCTACGTTTTCGTTTGTTAGTGTACACTTAAAGTTGTTGTTTTCTTCAAGAAAGAAACCGTCCTTTTCAAACGCGGTGAGTATGTCACCTTCAAAAATTTCAACGTTAGTAGCAACAAACGTGTTTCCACTCGTTCTCTTTGCTAGGTATGCTTGATTAGTTAAAAACGTATATGACGTGCCCTCGTAGTTTGATTGAAACTCCGTAAACTTAGGTATCGTAATGATAGTTCCTACAGTTGAAGGACTAACTATACTAACGTTCACGACTGCCTTTGCGGAAACTCTTGATCTAGGAAGATAGTTAAGTTCTTTGGCATGAGATACCACAGAGTTTCTAAGAATTGCCGAGTCAAGAAACATCTCGTTGATTGCCATGTTCGTATAGAAGTTGTTCAAATACGTGTTATAAGAAAGGACATCCAACAGCACGTTCATATTCGAGCCAGCAAAGTTATAATCTTTGAATTGAGTTTGGCCTTTTAAGTAATCTATAAACTGTTCTTTTACGGCGGCAAAATCTAGCTCGTTTATTGGTCTTGTAGCCATTTTATCTTATCCTCTCTAGGAATACCGTGACTGCTATAGGCTCAGCAACGTTATTTATGTAAAAGTACACGTCTACTTCTACTGTGCTTTCGTCGATTGATGAACGAACTAATACATCTATAAGTGTTGCCCTTGGCTCGTATTCGCGAATTACGGTCTTAATCTGTTCTTGTATAAGTTTAATTATTGCCGGAGTATTATTTTCAAAAAGCATAGCTTGAACATTCCCACCGATTAGCGGCTGCATTAATCGCTCGCCTCTATTCGTTAGGATTAAGTTCTTAATAGACTCCTTCACAGCCTCTTCGTCTCGCTTTAGAGAAAGATCCTCAGTTAACGGATTCTGTGTCATGTCTTTATGAATGTCAGAAAATAAGCTAAGCTTTTTCTTAACTGGTGTTATAATCTGTACTACCATTCTCTTCTTGGCCCTATATCTACGTGAACGAAACTAGAGTATCTTCCTATTCCAGTAAACCCGTTGCTTAATGCTATTTTTATGAATTTTTCTTTAGTGTCATAATTAAAACCGCTCCACTTTACATCAACTGCTATCTTTGCTATATGAAGAGAATTCTTAGCCGCTCCAACACCTCTAGCTCTAAGTTCATCATTATAAAATTTAGGTCTGACTGCACTTACTAGTATCAGTTGTCTTTCAAATTGTTTTTGAACCCTCATTAGCTGAGCTTTTACTTTAGGATTTAATTCATCCCAACATGCTCGCCCAAGACCAGGTCTTTTATCTCTAAAACTGTTTCCATCAAACGTAATTCTGCTATCGCCTTTTCCATCGTTCCAAGGAGTGATATCTTCATAATCTTCAGCATTTAAGAGTGGTGGATTTCCAGCCTGCTCATATAACTCGTTACCTGTATTTATACCGGTTTGGCGAACTTGGTTATCATAACGAACAGCGCCCGCCGCAGTTGCACGTGTTGTATTTCTTGAAGAATTACTTTGAAGAATTGAAACAGTTTCCGTATATGAATTAACATATGCTTCTAGTGGATTCTTAAGAGAGAAAATTGCATTTTCTATTAGAGCGGCAAAACTGCAAAAGCGATATAAAAGAAACTGCACTTCTTGAATAGTCGGGCTTTTGAAGATTGACATTGCATAATCAATTAATTTTTCTATACCGGATTTGTAATTATCAACGTTCTGCTCGTCAAAAAAAGCAAGAGCTGATGTTTTTAACTTTTGGAAATTTGCATATACTGCTTCGTTTATCTTTACTACCTGTTGAATGCTTTTTGAAATCACGTTTGCTAAAGAAAAATTCTCAATAATGCTTTTTACTTGAGATACAACTTTATCTATTATACTTAAAATACTATTCTTTAGTGTTGACAATAATGAGCTTAGAGAAAAGTTTAACGCAAAGTTTTTTAAACTCTGTATTGTTGTATCTAAAGTTTGTAAAGCTGTAAAGAACGCACCCACTGCTCCGAATATATTAGGAAGTATCGAGCAAAAGCTTCCTATCGTATTTTTTGTAAAGTTTTGAGTGTAAAAGCCCTCAAATTCATTTATAAGGTTTATGCTAATAACTGTAGTAGCTATGCTTAACGTAAATGGAGTATAACCTATTCCGATTATAAAGTTTGCCACTTCTATTGGAGTAAAAACCGTTTCGGTTTGTATTCTGTTATAAAGTATAGGCTGATCCGCTTCTTTTATTAATGATCTAACCTCAGTGCGCAAAAAGAACGAATTCACTGCGGCTACGGCCGAATAAAAGGGAGTTTCACCGTATTCTTTAATAAGTCTTGCAATCGGGTCGTTACTAGGTAACGCAACAATTCCTCTCTCAAACTGAGAGAAGTCTACTGTATCTGGGAGAACTATCTCTTGAACTTCGGATGATGTTCCTATTTTAAGAACTCTTCCGCTTACTTTACAAAGTCCACTAGTAATAGCCATGTCTTAATAACTCCTTATTAAACGGTTCCAAACACTGTTCCGCCTATAACTCTGGAATCTTTCGAGTTTCTAACAGTATCTCTAAAGCCAATGTTTGTTCCTGGGCCGTATGCGGCAGAAATATTCGAAGTAAAGTTTAACCAATTTGGACTCATAGTTCCAAGATATTGATTTACTCCACGTATTGTACTTGCCATCTGTCTTTCATCTGGGCTCGTAAAGTTTCTAACGGGGCCAGGATTGTTCCTTGTTCCAGTCACGGCTTGGAACTGTCCTGGTTGCAACAGAACTTCATTAACTGTGTTTGGATACTGAGAACTTTTTACTCTATTTAGAATGACGGCCATGATTCCGGCTTGTTCCTGAGGACTGTTCGGAAGCGACTCTGCAACTGTAGCAGCCACTAGATTATTCCATTCGCTATCAGAAAGCTTTCTTCCAAGAAATGCTTCGGCCTGAGATCTAGCTTGAAGAGGTTCCTCGCCTTGTAGTATTTCTTGAACATCCGCGCTCGTGAGTTTTTGATTTGTTGTATTCTGTGCTTCGTTATTCGCTGCGGTGTCTGATTCGCCATCGTCTTGCGATGTGTATCCAGCGCTGCCACTAGAACTGCTGTTTCTGTGTTGAGTAGAACTCGTACCCTTTGCGGTTGGTTCTGGAAGATCGGCTCCTTCGGCAGGGCCTGCCGGTTCAGGATCATCCGCCTCGCCCATCGCCATATGAACTCTATCGTCTATCGCGACTAGAGCTGCATTTATGCTTACCTTCGCACCACTGCCAGCCTTTACGTGATCTCCTTTAAGGTCGAGGTCTCCTGACGCGGTGATGTACATTCCCTCGGATTTAATATTAATGTCTGCCGCGGACTGAATGTTTACGTTTGTGGCTGCTTTAATATTAACGTTCTCAACGTTTGCGTGTATTCTAACTTTAGCCGCTCTCAGTTGAACTTCATCACTACCATTTAGATTTAATTGCCCGCCGACAGAAAGAATATGATTTCCGTGAACGATTTGCTGATAGTCACCTTCTATCTCTTCTATCTTGTTACCTTTTACAAGAACTTTACTATCGCCTTCAATCGTAACTATATTTTTCCCGCCAACATAAATGTGCTGATGTGTATCGTTTATCTCATACTTATCACCAATAGATTTATTTACTGTTGTACCATTTGTGTCTATTGATATGTACGACCCAGATTTATGAAAGATAGTTATTCTTTCTGCACCAGGCGTGTCATCTAACTCGATCGAGTGACTGGAAGTTTCTATCACTCTATTGAACGGGTACTCTGAATTATATGCCGGAGCAGGTTCTTCAAAAGTATCGCCGTCGTTCGCTATTGGGATGTTCTTAATTCTACTTAACTCTTGATTAAGAACATACGTTTCTTCTATATTCTCGCCTCTTTCCAATTTAGAATTCATTGGCTGGCCTATATCTTCCGGATTAGACCCTACAGATAATATTCTTGCATTCTTTTCGGGAATGTATCCCCACCCAGTAACTTGAGGATTTACAACCTCAGTCATCTGTGTAGGTATTATACCTAATACCAATGGTTGCTGAGCGTCCCTTCCGTCAAGAAACATCCCAAAGACGAATTGATTTATGCGTGGCAGCGGAGAGTTTGGATCAAAGCTTCCATATACTAATATTGCCCATGGAAGATCTTCAGTTGGAATTTGGTCAACGGTTCCGTGTACACCAAATGCTCTAACTTGTACTCTCTTTTCTAAACGCTCATCAACGTTATTTTCCACAACGCCAATAAAGAATAGAGGATCGTATATACCTACACCAGTTTCTCTCATTCGCGAGTATCCCAATCATACTTGATTAATTTCATAATCGTCTGATGATTGTCCCTTTCAAAATAATGTGTAAGATCACTAACTATGTAATATCCTGATAACTGTTTATTTAAGTCTACACTTGACGATGATTTAAATTCAGGTATCTTCAAGTTTACGATATTGCCAGCGTTAATATCGAGTCTTCCGTTTGCTTTTGCATGCACCGTGACTGTTCCTAGGTGATGGCGGTACGCGGTTCTATTCATAACTATCTCAGGAAGAAATTGATCACCTCTTATCTGTCCTGCGCTTCCTTCATCCCAATCTTTAATAACAATATATCTCTTTTCATTCTGTTCGGTGAAATACGCGTCAACAAATTCTGGAGAGTGACGCTCTTGACTTACATCCACTACAGAATTTTCAGTCATCTTGGCGTACTTAGTTTTCTCATTTTCATAAATGTATTCATTTTCATTTGATTTTCCAGGAAGATTGACTCTTCTATAATTTATGTCTATCTCTATAGTTCTTGAACGATAAGCTCCATTAAGAATATCTTCCACCGTGTTAATGCGATCAGTATTTCTTATCTCAATAAGATTCTGCATTTGACTAACAAGATTGCTTCCAGTTTTTTCGATAGCATCACTATATGTAAATTCTTTTACAGAATCTATGTTTTCGCGCGCTTCCTTAATTAAATACTCGTCGGTGACAAAATAGTAAGAGTTAGATGTTTCAAAAAACCTAAATGAAGAAGACGGATTTCCAGGGCTATAAGCACGCTGTGCAAGAAAGTTTAAAGCTTGCATAGGATTATAGTTCGGCATTACACATCTAAACATACCAACAGTAGGTTCTACAACTATACGGCTTTGACCTAGATAATTTTTGTCAAAAATTTCTTTGGCTATAGTTGAAATAGAGTTATTAAATGATTGTATGATCTTATTGAACATCGCGTTATAACTAGAATTTGACATAAAAAATATCTTATATATCAAACCGTCGTTTGTCTTTTTAATCTCCACATCAGATATCTTATAAAGTCTAAGATCGTATGTTATTTTTTTCTTAAGAGCATCTTCAACTTCTATAGTAAGAGTCTCTTCTCCTCTTAGAGGAAGATCTTCTATAAAACCAATATTATCATAGATAGTCGCAAACCCTCGTATAGAATCTTTGTTTATAGATTCCTCGATTGAAAACACCGGTATCATGTTGACAATATCGATCTGCTTACCCGTCAGTGTTGTTATAACTGCGGATAGTAACTTATAGTGCCCTGGTATGATGTATTCATCACTCATTTAAACTTGTCTCTAAGTTCTTTCTCTATCTGCGAAACATACGTGCGATCGATGAGTTGTATGTTTCTTTTATTATCATTCAATGCCTGTTCGTACTCATAGAAACGATACGGCGCCCATTCTTCGGGAATGATTCTTTTTATAATAATACGCCTGCCAGCTTCCGTTCTTAATATGACTCTATCTTCTTTACGAAGAAAGAGAGTTCTAAAACTATCCGGTGCCAGCTTAATAAAATCTGCCACGATTATACCTCTTTATAAAAATAAGCTACGTTATCTGTTCTAGTAGTGTCTTGTGCCCAAGCTAGAACATCATATCCAGTTCTTCCGCCAGCCCTATCTTTATACTTTTCAATAATATATTGATGGAAGGTGTATTCGTCCATAGGCCATTCGTTATATGGGTCGATAATATCGTTTGCGAGATATATCATCCAAGAATAGTTTGGATCACCATAGTAGTGAAAAGCAACGTCTTCGGCGCGATCGCCTTCCTCGATAGTATAAGGAAGAAATACATACGGATTTTGTATAGAATTTTTAAGAAACGCGACTCTTCTAGATACGTCTCTTACTAAGACGTTGTTATATGTTATCTCAGGAATTTTATCGAAATATTCTCCAGACATTATCTTCCAGCTCCAGGTCCATTGGTATCTTGTGTTAATGATGCTACGTCTAAACTTTCGGTTGAACTCCCACCATAATCTTCGGATGTATGAATATCAGATTCAATCAGACCCATGTTCATAGTAATAGAAGCTGGCTTGCCGCCTCTTAACATAGTTAATCCATTTGGTGTGAAGTTTGTTGAAAAGCTTTGAACCATGCAGGTTTTGTAATATAAGAAATAAGATTGGTCTACGCCTAAAAAGAAAATATCAACTGTACTAGGATAGTTTAAGAGAGCCCTTGGAAGACCTACTGCAGTACTATACGAAGGTAGTATGTTTTTTCTTATAGTTTGTATAATAGATTTTAGTAATACGGAATCCTCTGGGTTCAGTGGAGAGAGGTTCCACGCGAAGTTGGGCTGCTTTAAAGTCACTCCATCGAAATATAGAGAAGCCTTTGGGTTTACGGCGTTTCCAACACCAGCACTTATTGCTCTTGCGGATCCAGGAAGAAGTTTTTCGGCCGTTCTTCTACCAAGAAATGCCACATTCTTTGAAATATTTTCTGTGTCAGGATTAAGAAGGGAGTCCAAATCAAAACCTGGAAGAGCTGCGCTCAATGAGGATGCAAGATTACCTAGAGTTAAATCTCCAGCTCCAGCAAATCCTGAAGCAGCTCGAGAAACAGCTTCGCCGGATATTTCCGCATCGTAACCCTGCACTCTAATATTGTAAGAGTCTTCTATGTTCGAAGGAAGAGGTAGTAGTATCGCTTCTCTTCCAGAAACGAGTTGCGAGTTAAAACCGGTGCTTCCTACTTTGTTTAGTGCTCTTTCTCCAGGAGGTGAATACTTATACTTATCAAAAATCAAAAGTGTAGCGTGAGCACCAAGGTCGCGAGGGAACTGCGTGACTCCAGCTACACTCTGTCTCTTGCTCGCTCGTACTATGTCTTGAGCTCTATCCACATCGATTTCCTTTATAAATAGATTGTAGTTTGATTGTATTTATATCGAAAAATTGAGGAAATAATGTCTTATAAAGGGAGGTTTCGTCCAAAGAATCCAGACAAGTATAAGGGCGATCCTAGTAAAATTATATATCGTTCTCTGTGGGAGTTTAAGTTCTTTAAATATCTCGATGATCACCCCGATGTAATATGGTGGGCTTCTGAAGAATACGTAGTACCATACATGTCTCCGATTGATGGAAGAATGCACAGATATTTCCCCGACGTGGTCATGAGAAAAAAGATACCGGATGGCACGATAGAAACAATCATGATTGAGATAAAGCCTAAAGCACAAACGAAACCACCTGACATAAGAAAAAAGAACGCTACACCTACTGGAAGAATTTCTAGAAGATATATCAACGAAGTTAAGACATATGGAATAAATGAAGCAAAATGGATAGCAGCGAGAAAGTATTGTATAGAAAGAGGATGGAAATTTGAAGTGTTTACGGAAGATCAGTTAGGAATAAAATAAATGGCCGCGAAGATATTTGACGACATACTCTTAAAAGGTATTAGATCCGGCCAGATTCCGGCGAGAACTAGTGCCGCGAGGGATTGGTATCGCGAGCAAGCAAGTGGAGTTGCTCGCTCAAAGATTCAAGAGGATAGCTTTATTCGTCAAATGGGAACTGACAGATACGAAAATCGTTTTAGACTGGGCCATATGTATATGTTTCTATACGATCCTAAGCATAAAGATACATTACCATATTATGATAGATTTCCGTTAATATTTCCAATAAATAGAGCTAAGGGTGGCTTTCTTGGTATGAACTTTCACTACTTACCATTACAGCTAAGAGCAAGATTAATGGATGCTTTATATGATGTTACCACTAATGATAATTTTGATGAAACGACGAAGGTTAGAACGTCTTACAACATTTTAAACAGCGCAACAAAATATAAAGAGTTTAAACCAACTGTGAAACACTACTTAACTGATCATGTAAGAACTAGGTTGGTGTACATAAATCCAACGGAATGGGATATAGCTTTGTTTCTCCCAACCGAAAGATTTGAAGGCGCGTCAAAGACTAAAGTTTGGCAAGATTCAAGAAAGATCATAAGAGGAAGATAAATGGCTTTTAATATAAATGAATTTAAAAGCACGATGAACAAGTATGGCGGGCCCGTCAGAAAGAACTTGTATCTGGTAGAGATATCCTCTCTTCCTGTTGCTAACGATGGTATGTCTGTAAGAGACCTTCGTTTCTTTTGTCAGAGCGCAGCAATCCCAGGTCTTAATTATGCAGTCACGGATTATTTTCCAAACGGTTTCGGTGTAAGACAATCCATTCCGGCCTCATACCAACCAGATTCGTTTAATGCGGTGTTCATGTTGGATTCGGATCATATGGTTCTTCGCTTCTTTCATCAGTGGATGCAAACGGTAATAAACTATAACTATGCGGATGGCCCGTTATCTCAAGTTGGAGATCAGTTGCCATTTGAAATAGGATATAAGAGCGACTATGCTGCAAAGATCACGATAAAACATTTTAGTACAAATAGTAATGGTGAGTTTGAAGGATACTATCAATATGATTTGTTTGACGTATTTCCTACTCAGATAAGTGGTGTTGATGTTGCTTGGTCTGACAACGATTCTTTTGCGACTGCAACAGTAAACTTTTCCTATTCACACATTGTATTTTCTGGATCCATAAAGGGATCGCCAACAGAAAGATTCTCAAGAGGAACTGGCCTTCTCGAATTGATTAACGGTGTTGGGTTAACAGGCCAGTACATATCACAAGGGACTCTTCCACTCACTATACAAGATTCGGTAAATGCGTTCACGAGGGCGAACCTTGCGATAGCCGGAATAAGATCAGGATTTAGCCAGATTAAAACTGGATTGACTAACATTGGAAATATATTTAGATAAGGAGATGCTAAATTATGCCACTACCAAAGATTGACATACCTTTATATGAGCTCGTTCTTCCTTCAAACAATAAGAAGGTCAAGTATAGACCTTTTACTGTAAAAGAAGAAAAAATATTATTGACTGCCCAAGAGTCAAAAGACACACCACAGATGATTATTTCTATTATGCAGATCATAAACAACTGTCTTGTTGATTACAGCGTTGACGATCTAGCAGTATTCGATATAGAATACGTATTGATTAATATTAGATCTAAATCAGTTGATAATAACCTCGAGTTTGAGATTGAGGATCCTGATACAAAAGAAAGAATTAAGTTGAGTATGAATCTTTCGAACGTAAAAGTCATAAAAGATGAAAGACATACGAATAAGATTAAGATAGGTGCTGATTATACTCTCATTCTAAAATACCCATCTTTAGATATGTTGTCTGATATGTTGGACCCAGAAACAGTAACTCCTGAAAAGACGTTTGAAGTCCTTACTTCTTGCATAGATAAGTTAGTAACAGAAGAAGAGGTGTTTAACTTTAAAGACTTCACCAAAAAAGAAGTTGATGAATTTATCGAAAGTCTTCACGGGGATGTTGTTAAAAAGATGAAAGATTTTTTTGATACGATTCCAAAGATTCGTCATGAGATACCGTATGTTAACTCTGAAGGAAAAGAGAAGTCTTTCGTAGTTGAAGGGCTGCAGTCTTTTTTTATCTAATGTTGAGTCATACTAATCTATATGTGTATTACCAAAAAATATTTGGGATGGCTCAACACCATAACTACTCGATAGCAGAAGTAGAAAATATGTTGCCGTATGAAAGAGATCTTTATTTTGATTTGATAGTAGACTTTATTAAGAAACAGGAAGAGCAAAACAGGAAATAGTAATGGCAGATATTAATGACCTAGCAAACCTAATGGAATCGGTTGATGTTTCGATTAAAGAACAGACCGGTATATTAAAGTCTATTCTATTACTGCAGACAAAAGAGGCTGCGGTCGCAGAAAGAAGATGGCAGTTGTCCAGTGCAGATCGTGATGTTGTTCCACCTACACCGCCTGCACCACCCGCACCTAGAAGCAGAGACGGTGATAGACAGAATTCTGGTGAAAACAACACTCTGAGCGGTCTTCTTGGTGGATTGGCGGCTCTGTTTGGAGGCGGCCTTCTTAAGAGATTTGCTGTTTTAGCCGCAGGCGCAACGGCTCTTGCTGCCTCAATAGGAGTTACCATTGGTCTTATTCGAGGACAAATCATTGCTATAAAAACCTTTTTTAAAGCATTCGCAAATGTTTTTAAAGTATTCGCTCCTGGATTAACAAAAATATTTGACGATTTCAAATCTAACTTATCGGCGAGGCTCGCGTCAATTAGAACAGGATTATTTAAAGCGTTTGACGATTTTAAAGTTAACTTATCAACAAAGTTTGCGTCAATCACCGCAGGATTTGTAAAACTCTTTGATAACTTTGCGGGCACATTAAAAGGCATATTTTCATCAGGCAGCGGTTCTTCTAGTTTACCAAAAGTTTTTGTGGCTATACAGGCTGCCTTAAAAACTTTTATTGAGCCGTTTAGTGAAGCTCTTAAAACTATCCAAGGCCTGTCAGGAAGTTCCGGTTCTCCTAGTAAAATATCTACGATATTTGGAAAAATATCTACAACATTTGGACAAATAACCGGGTGGTTAGGAGATCTTGGAAAACAGATTGGTAAAATTGGTTCGGTTGTAGGAAAGATCTTTGCCCCAATCGCGATTATCATGACAGTCTTTGACACTATAAAGGGTGCTATAGCCGGTTACGCTGAAGGAGGAATACTCGGCGCGTTTGAAGGAGCTATCACTGGTTTCTTTACGTCACTAATCGCAGCCCCTTTAGACTTACTTAAGAATGTAGTCTCTTGGGTCGCCGGTGTGTTTGGATTTGATAGAGTAGCAGAAGTCCTAGATTCATTTAGCTTCGCTGACCTATTTAAGCAGATCGTAGGATCGTTATTTAATGGAGTCTCTTCTGCCGTAAGCGTGGTTACCGACTTATTTACCTTTGGAGAAGAAGATATGACTCTTCTTGGCGCTCTAGGTAAACTAACAGATTTGGTGTATGCCCCGGTGAACATGGCAATTAATTTTGTAAGAGGCATATTTGGATTTGAAGAGACTGAAGAACCTTTTAAGTTACAAGACTGGATATCCGAAAAGTTCAACAGTATAATAGATTCTATAAAAGGAATGTTTTCATTCATTCCTTCAGTGACAGAATTAGGAGACATGGTGTACAGCGCGCTTCCTACGTGGATGCAGGATTTAATTGGTGGAGACACACGAAGAGGATCTCTACCTCGTAGCGACTATACAAATCCTGCTGACGAGTTTGCTGGTTATGCGAAAGGAACTCGCGGTTTTGAAAACTTTGGCTCTGGAACGAGAGCAACTCTTCACGGGTTAGAAGCTGTGGTTCCTAGAAACACCGAAGCTGGTAAATTCTTAGAAAAAAACTTTGATGACTCTTGGAGAATGAAGCTTAATACGCTTGAGAATACAAACCAAAGATCTACACAACCGATTGTTATAAATGCCCCAAATAATAGTCAAACGAATCTGAGCTCGAGTGGCGGATCCATGTCGACTATCATAAATTCATTTGGAGGAAGCAGCAGTTTAGATGCTATGTCTAGACCGGGTGGCGTGTATTAAAAAAGGGGAGCTTTCGCTCCCCTTTTTCGTTCACTCTAAAAGAAGTTCTTTACTCTTTACAATTGAAATTTTCTTTGGTTTCTTTTCTTCAGGAACAACATTGAGCAATTCAATCGTTAGCATACCTTTTTCTAGAGATACACCCTTTACCTCGATCGTATCGGCGAGAGTAAACTTACGAGTAAAGCTTCTTGCTGCAATTCCCTTATGTAGATAAGTTGTAT